TGCGGACACACGTCATGGGGGGTCGAGGCCCGCAGGGCCGAGATGGTTTACTGCGGAGCAGGCATATTAGCATATTCTAATATTATAATATTAGGCAGTTTAATCACATGCCTAGGTGGTGGAGAAACTAGTTCTCTTCGTGTACTGTGTGCGACTTAACGCCTACGTAATGTGCTACAGTATTGCCTATTCTAGGATACTCTATCTGTTTGCTTGCTAGTTGCTCTGCTAACAGTTTAGCTTCCTCGGCATCTGATGCCTCTACTTGTACAAATGTTCCGAATGTACAGTCTACGCCTATTTCATATTTTTTCATTTTGTTATCTCCTACTAGGTTAATTCCTAGTATGTCTATACGATAGCAAATAATGATATATGTGTCAAAAGATATTTTTCATATATATATATATCTATTATATATATATATCTATTAACCCGCCCGCCCACCTATTATATGACAGGATAAGCTTATGTCAACATATATTTTTGTATATAAGTATATCTGAATATTCTAATAAACTAATATTAGCGGGCGTTAATATTCCTTAACCAGCAAAAAAAAAAAAATAAATAAAATGGTAGGAAGGGAGGGGAATATTAGTATGTGTTAATGTACTGAATTGGCTAAAAAAGGCGTGTGAGTGTGCTATTAGGAACGTCTATCCCTTATCTAGTATTGTGTGCGTGTGATTTGTAAAACCCTCAAAAAAGCCTATTTCTGCTTACTATAGTAGTATATATGTATATAGAATAAGGCATTCGGGACTTTTCCCCGCCATCAGATTTTTATTTTACTTGTATAAGAATATTAGTAGATTCTAATATAGATAGGCACTAAAAAGCCCGCATATTTCAGCGGGCTAGTTAGTTGCTAATTATGATTCATAAATACAAAACATAATTAATATGGTTGCTATTAAGATTTCGAACATTGATTATGCTTGCCCCCTTCATCTTTTTCTGCTGGTATTTTGATAGTACTGCCATCAGGATTAACTATAATATCAAAACTACCCTCTTTGAATTGGTCCAAGTAGTCTTTTAACATTTCCTCTCTAGTTTTCATGCTTTCCCCCTTGCGTATTTTGCCCCGTTTCCGTGTACTACTATGGCAATCGATTTGAATGAGTTTTCACCGTTGCATTTATTGCACTTCTCGCATGTAGTTTTTGAGCCTTCAAGCGTTGCGGGGCATAGTTTCTCATTATCTGATATTTCTGATATATCTGAAATAGTTCTGAATGTTCTTAGCCCTTCACGCCAGGCGGTTTTAGCTTGTTTTAGCGTTTCGCATGATGTCATTAAAAATTTCTTAATATATTCATATGATGAAGTTTTAATATTTGCTTGATGAGTATATCCTGTATGAGATTTTGCGAACCTTAGCAAGCCTTCCCATACCTTAGCGGGAACCGCTCCAGGGTCTCCATAAGAACCTATTCTTATATCTTGCCCAGCTCCAAGCATTGCAAGCGGATATAAATTATCACCATAATTAAGTTTTTTATAGTTGCCCTTCTTATAAGCTTTATAAACGGCAAGCGGTGCCATTGGGTTAACATAGCAGGAACGCTCTGGAGCCATTCCTTTTTTCTTTTGCGGGTCAATTTTGCCTTTGTGCGGACAATTTCCGCAAATAGAATAATCTTGGCCCGTGCGGTTTGCGGTTATCGGGTCAACTTCAGATAATAATATCCATGTTTGCCCCATGTTTCCTATTTTAGAGTTTCGGCCTTGTGGTTGATATATAACCACTATTGGTTGATTATCTATTAAACTTGGCCCTTCATATATAATTGTGCTTGTCATTACTCTTCCTCCTCTTCTTTAAAATCACCTTGAATATCTGGTATGGCATCATCACCATATTCAGTGCCATCGAAAGTTACTGTTATACCTGTTGAATATTCTTGTTCTTCTCCCACATCATCTATTTGTGAATCTTGATAAATATTCGTTACTTCATCTTCTGTTAGTTGTCTATCAGATTCTATAGTCCATGAACGAACATCAACACTTTGTTCGCTTGCTTCATATATGTATTTTTTAGTCATTTTTTTACCTCTTTATTAAGTTTCATATAAGTACATTATCATAATTTTTTATGAATATACAAATATTTGATGTTTATTTTTATATATAAGAATCAATGAATATTAAAATGTTCTAATTTACTGATATAGGCCTATATTAGTATTTGCTAATATACTAATGCATTAATCTTTGTGTTTGTATGGAAGGAAGGGAAGGAAGGGAAGGGAATTTCACCCTCCCCGAGATAAACAAAATGATTTACAAGACTAAGTCCCAAAAGATAGCTATCACGCTTATGATTAGTATCCCTTGTACCCAGTCAGGTGCATTGTAGCAAATTTCTCTAATCTTCTCTAGCATTGTTTGCCTCCAGTTCTTTAACCTTTGCTTCAAGCTCGGCCATCTTAGCTTTCTGCTGTTGGTATTTATTTCTACTGTACTTTAAGAATGATTCCTTATTCTTTTCGTAGTACTCTTTACGCTTTTCTCTTGTTTGCTGGATTTCCTCATCAGTTCTGTTGAGTCTTTTCTCCCGCATCTTGGTAAGAATAGCTGATTTGTTTTTCTCGTACCACATTTTGTTACTAGCTTTCATTTTGTCCTTGTTTTTATCATAGTAATCAGGGTCGTATTTACTCATATGTCCTCCTTAGAATGGTATGTCTTCGTCTTTTATGATGTCATCATTAAAAACGCTTTCTATTGTTTTAATATCTTCCTTGGCCTTATTGTATTTGCCTGTATCTTCTGCAGGTTTAATACAGATACTTGCGTTTCTTTTGCCGTCACGCTCATTGAACCACAACGTTATATCCATAACTTTGCCAGCTGGAATGTGTATATCTTCCTTAGCTACAAACTTAGGATTGCTTAAGAAAGGTGGTGCGAATGGTTTTTCCGCCTTGATACCTTCTATTTTCTTGTAGAAAGCATCGGTTTCATCACCATATGTCCTGTCATTGATAAATATATTTATGTATTGTTTTGCCATTTTATCCTCCATAGATAAGGTCAAAGTTTAATTTTGCTGTGTATCTTCTTTTCTTTTCAGGTAGTTCTTTTTTACCTAACAAGGCAAGACTATACTCTTCTAAATGGTCAATGAGATAATTTTCATAGTCTTTATTTCTCTCAAATCTCCATATTTTAGTAGCCAATGGTGTCCAATTAACCAAATCTACTTGTTTAACGGGTGTGCCTAACATGTTTAATATCATCATTTGACCCACTATCTGTGGCAAATAACGCTTAGGAAACTCTTTATAATTAGTTTTTCCCATGTTACTGCACTTCACTTCAATTAATGTAGATTGGTCCTTGCTGATACCATCGGGTGTTGTACTGATATCTACTACAGTATCTTCTTTTAGGTTTAGCCAGTCCTGGATAACATAGTTTTGTTGATTGTCGCCATAATCTCTAGCGGCCATCTTGTTAACTAATATCCATTTACCAATACCACATGTTTCATGCTCGGTACCATAGTCTACATAGCACATCATTTCTTGCGGTATTTCTTTGACCTCGCCAGCCAAGTCTAACTTCAATTGCTCTTCACGTTTAGTGTCCATGCCAAATGCATAAGCCTTAAACATTGAACTACGAAGATTGTAAGACTTTGCCGAACTGTTTTTCATCGGTTCTACCATCTGCAATACCCCCTGTTTTTAATTGATTTTCTATTTCTTTCTCAACATCTTTAGCATTTTGTATTGCTACAAGATTGTCATCAGTTACTTTAGTCTCTTCTTTAGGTAAGAATGGTAACTTGTTAGGTGTAGTTGACCCATTCTGATATAAAGATAAACCTAGTCCAAACTTAGCGAATGCTTTTACCATGCATCGTTGCATGTTATCTTGTATGTCACTTGCATTTGGATTAGATATAGCATTGTAACTATTGTCATAAACAGGCAAGAATGCTTCTTTATGTAAGTTACCTATATGTACTATGCATTTGAGTAGCATTGTCCCATCTTCATATTTTTCAGGGGCAAACCATTTAACCTGATATTCAGGATAGAAATGTAACATGATTTGGTCTGCGTAAGCCCATGGTAAATAAGAATATCTACCTTTAGTCTCAACCATACCTGTTATATCTACCTTAGATAAGGTGTCAGCTACCTCTTTGTATGTGTATTTTGTCATATTGACCTCCAATATTGTTTTCATGTCCATAATATTACCATAAATAACTTTATAAACAAGTTGATTATTGAAATAACCACATATATAATCACATTAAATAACAAGTGAGGTACAAAATGAGTAAAGTAAAAGAACTATTATATGATGAGGAGCAAGGAAACTATAAAGATTTAGAAGAGATTGCTAATGAGAATGCTATTATTGCATTTGAGAAACAGGTAGAGGAAAAAGAGAATGAATCAGAGGGAGTTTAATTCTTTCATGGATGTGATTGAGAATACATATCCTAAACAAGCTAAGATAAATAACGTACAGCGTGGTATGTTTTGGCTAAGTTTACAAAAGTATGATTTAGATGATTGTATGTCTGCCCTTCTTTTGCATTGTGAAACTGATGATGGCGAGTGGAAACCACAGATATGTCATCTATCTAAGTTTCTAAAAACATCAGAGGAAACCATTAGAGGTATGTTTAATGATTTCTTTAGACGTAAAGACGTTAAAGATGAAAAAGCTAAGGCTATATACAATAGATTGGGCGGGTTAGAGATGCATAAGTTACCTGAATATCAAACTAAAAAGCTGGAAGATAAGTTTGTACAGCTATATTTAGAAGAAGGTAGTAAGGAAACTTTTGCCGCTCTTCCCGATAAATTAAAAACAAAACTAATAGGTAATAAATAATGTTGCAAGCTGGTAAAGGAGATAGGTATAGGCCTGTTGACCCAAAGAAATATGGGGATAACTACGACAATATATTTAGAAAAAAAGAAAAAAAGGAAAAAAAGAATGATAAGACTAGGTGAAGAGGAATTAGAAAAAGCTGTAATAGAGATTAGAGAAAAGGGTTCTGAACTTGCTGAAGCTGAAGCTCAATATCAATATCTAGAATCTATGCATAAGATAACTAAAGCTACAGTATTTTTAGAGACCGCTGGTCAAAAACTTACTGTAAGAGATAGAGAGTCAATGGCTGAATCACATAAGGATGTAGTTAAGTATATACCTTTAATTAAAGAGCAAAAGAAAAAGTATTTGTCTTTGCGACATCACATCAGCAGTATCGAAACCGCTTGTAATTTATTTAGAACTAACTCTGCCAATATCAGGGGAGAGAAAAAACTATATGGGGAGCTATCATGAAACATAACAACGACTTTAAATATGATTTAGATTTTGGAGTAATATCTGAAAAGTTTTATGGGAAAGTAATGCATGACTTAATTGAAGGCAAGACTGAATGTAAAGCTGAGAGAGACCAATGGGCCAAGACTGGCAACATGTTTGTTGAGTTTGAATCTAGAGGTAAGAAAAGTGGTATTGCTACAACGCATGCAGAACATTGGGTGGTATCATTTTATAAAGGAAACAAGTTATGTTTTACACTAACTGTGCCGATTGAGGACATGAAAAAGATAGCAAGAAAGGGTAAGCTAATACAAGGAGGAGATGAAAATACATCTAAAGGTATGCTTGTAAAAGTAAAAGATGTTATGGACTTCTTTATGAATGGCGAAGAAACCTAATAAAGCTACAAGACGATTATATGAACTGGCTGTCGATTATGGCTGTATTGTATGTAAGAATAAATATGGTGTGTATACTCAACCATGCATTCATCACATAACTGGTGCTGGCATGGCGTTGAAAAGTGATGACTTTATACCACTTTGTCATCATCATCATCAAGGAGGAGAGGGTATACACACTCTAGGAACCCGTACATGGGAGGATAAATTTGGAAGACAACAAGAACTACTTCGAGAGTTTAAAGAAGTCTGTAAAGAAAAACTTAACTGATAAAGGAGTTATAGTTCACTTTACCAAAGGCGATGACTGTCTTATAGATATCATTTGTAATTACAATGGCAGAATAGCTATGTTTAAGTTCTTGGTTGAGAACAATTTAATTACTGATGGCATGTATCAGTTTAGAAAAAAGTTTTATAAATGGTATTACATTGTTAAAAAGCCTGTAGATGCACTAAAGATATTACATGGAATGCCAATAGAAAAAAGAGTAGATGAGCAAAGAGTTTCTGATGATAAAAAACCAAACAAAAAACATAAAGAAATTAAAGTAGATTTATTTCAAGAGTTTTTATTAAACATTGGCAAAAGATGCAAGAAATAAAAATAGATAATAATATTCCTGTGCCTGGTAAACAGGGTGGAAGGCCATGGAAGTATAAAGAATATGTTGATGCTTTTATATCAATGAAAGAAGGAGAGTCTTTTGTTGTATATGATTATAATGTCGTAGATTCTGTTAGAAGGTATGCATGGAAGAATAGTTTACCATGTAGATATAGAACATTAGCTAGAGATAAATATAGAATATGGAAAGCTGATGAGTAAAAAGTATTGGGCTAAGAATGGAATTAGTAATGACAGAATTTATTGGCACGCTCTTGTTAAATCGTCTACTAGATTTACTAGCGAAGAAAGAAGTATACTATATAAGATAGAAGACAGTTTGCCTAAGCCACATCAAGAAAGTGATAGTAGTTTTCCTTGGGGCGTTTCTTACGCCATGCAAGTGTACATGATTGAGAGATATCAAAAAGATGGAGAAAAATATTTACAATACCTTACATCTCGTTCCGCAACAGAAAAGAAAAGATTACAGGAGAGAGAGAATGAAAGTTGAATTATTAACACTTTTAACTGCCAAATCTATGAATTATGAGGTATCATCTTCTGCGAACCACGATGCTATTACCCCACAGGATATAGCTGCATTTTTAGGGAGTAGGGGATTGACCACAGAAGAATATGATTTTCTCATAGCAAAGTACACAGATAACAATTACGCAAGAGCAATGTTCTTTGACGATATATTTATAGATTGTGCTGATATATTTATTAAGGATAAAAAAGATAAACTAGTATCTAGTGATAAGTTATTGGTGCGTGCATTTGTTAATCTTGCCATCTCTGAAGTTATGGATAATGTGTGTCCTTTTTGTTTAGGCAGAGGTTCGGTTACTAGTGGTGATAAGATTGTGAAGTGTGAACATTGCCAGGGTACTGGACAATTTATATATGATGATAATAATCGATATGAAATTATGGGATATGACAAGAAAGGTTATATGGAATTTAAAAAACAATATATGAAAGTTTTAGAAAAGATAAAGGATATAGAGAATAGTGCTTTATCTAAGATTGGAGATGAATAAAAGTAATCCAAGATACATTAGGCCTGGGTTAAGGCATGACGTTTTAGTAAGAGATAACTTTACTTGTTGTGATTGCGGAGCTAAAGCCCCTGATGTTAAGCTGGTAATCGACCATATAATTCCTGTAAAACATGGAGGCAAATCAGAATTCTCTAATTTAAGAGCCACTTGCGAAACATGTAATCAAGGTAAATCAGATAAGATGCCTGGTGAAATAAAAATACTAGAAACAAAAAAGAAAACCATAAAAAAATTACAAGAAGAAAAACTAAAGATACAGAAAGATTTAGAAAAACAAGAAAAAAAATTAAAATCTAAAAATTTTATTCCAACAAAGATAAAAAAATTTATGGAAAAATTATTTTCTGAATATGGATTAACAATAAAGATTAATAAAGTCGGGTTAAATACTATAAAAAGATTAACAGAAAAACATTCTATAGAAAGAATATATGAATCAATAGATACATCAGAAAATATCTTAGAACAAATTGTTGAAAAAGAAACTTTTGAAGAAAAAAAAGAAGTTATAGAAAGATTTATAAATACTGTTATTTATCACACAGAAACAACAGATTATGAAAAAAGGAAAGGGTACTTAAGAGGTGTTGTAAGAAATAGAGTTTCATATTTTGGGGATTCTGAGCTTTATGCCTTGTCTTCAGACCTTGGTTGCTTTATGAGACAGTTTGATAATAAAAGAGATAAGATGGAAGCAATAGAATGTTTGATAAAGTTAGCTAAAAAACATCCAAAAGGATGTTCTTATGGGTCGTTAGGTGTAAAATTTTACGAATTTATAGAAACCTTTAGCGAAGCCTGTAAAAATTATAATAAAAAATAATTAATGAAAAAAAACAGGCTCTAGAATGCCCGTAATCCAATTTAATTAAGGTACCTGGTACGATTATAACCCACTAATGCGTAAGTCTCTTCTCGTCTATCTCAGAAGCTTCTGAAGGCTGTTCAACCTTTTCCTCTTCTGTGTGGTCCTTAATTGCTGCTAACTTAGGTTTTAGAGCAGGAATCTTGCTAACTAGGCCTTGTAACTCTTCTATTAGCTCCTCGTCAGTTTTATTTTGTCCTTTCTCTACATTTAGATTTATATTCTGAGAACTAAAACCACCCATCTCTAAAACTAATTTTGCTGTATTGAGTCTGACATTGTCTTGCTCGGAATGTAATAGGTTTTGTAATACAGATATTGCGAGTCCTGATGTAGATGCTATACGCTCTTCATTCTTTTGTTTGATTTCGGCAACATATTTGTTTTTAAGATAGTAGCCCATCTGTCTAGAATCATCTTTCCATCCAGCTTTAGCTGCACTAGCTGATGCGTTTCCAGCTGTATCACCTTCTGTGTAATACTCTATAAATTTTAATTCTTTTTCTCTATCTATTCTTTTGGGCATCTGCGTTCTCCAATAACCATATCTTTAATTTATTAATTGTCTCTTTAGGTAGAGGTAAGTCTTTTCTATATTTAATCCAAGACTTATCCAATACGAGACTCCCGTCTATATCTACTTGTGTATCACTTCCTGAGATGTGACTGACAAGAGTTATAGTTTTGTCGTTTTCTTCAACGACTAATCCGATTGATATACAATCGGCTAAATCGTTTTCTAATTCTTTTATATTTGTCCACCCTGATGTTGGGGTGATTGCGTCTTCCCAATTTATCACTACTAGTTTTGGTTTCATACTGTATATTTTTTACCTCTAAAGAATGCTGACCTGTGATAGTTACTAACCTGTACTAATTCAGGATGAACTGTCTTTTCTTTTGGGTCTACAGTAATAACAGCAAATCCGTTATTCCAATCATTAGCTACATTGTCTTCTAAGTATGGATGATATGCTTCTGACAAATGTCCTGTTTGTATTGCCATTGATGTAGTTGAATAAGTATTAAATGTTCTAGCATTTAATTGATGTGTGTGGCCTGTTACAATATGTATTCCACCACGCATAGCGTTTTGATAAGCGGTATGTACGCCACCTCTCATTCTGTGTTTAATCATTACAGTATCATCAACTAGGTGTGACATTGCCCATTCCCAGTCAGGAAATAAACTTTGTATTTTAAATGCTTCTAAATCTTCAAATGCTCTACCCCAAGACATAGCTACTTTAGATAATCTAGTTTCATGATTACCGAAGGTTGCTATTTGTTTTACAGGATATTTAGCTTTATCAATAATCTTTTGTATTTTATTTATTTGAGCTTGAGAATCATAAATCTCTTTTTGTACTGTTCTTTCTTTTGGCCTTATCTCTGTGTGAAACTTTGCAAACGAAGATAGAATAGATAAATCCATAATATCACCATTAGCTACAACTAATTTAAGTTGTCTTGTTTTAAGTAAATCTTTTAACACCTCGCACATAATTTTAAAAGATACTGTTTCGTGTCCTTCAAAATGTGCATCACTAAATACCAACATACAATATGGAGTGTTAGTTATTTTTACATGATTAGTTAGTGGTGGTAAGTTTGCCCTTTCTATTCTAATAATCTCATTACAGTTTCCATCTGAATGCGGAGCTAATCTTACGCCAGTTAATTCTTCTGCTTGCTGTCTGTAAAAAGACATTGTTCCTGAATCTGTAGATAATCCTAGATATTCAAAAACGTCTTTTTGTTTTTTCATTCCTGGCAGGTTCCAGGCTCTTACGATGTCATGTGCTGTGGCTAGCGATATGCTAGACCTATTTGTGCTTGGCATGTTTTTTTTCCTGTGTAATTAAATATTCGAGATACCACTTAGCTTTCTCTAAGTCTTGTATAGGTGTGCCTTTGTAAGGGAATCGGGTAACGTATTTCACGATGTTCCCACGAACATAATCCATATCCCAGGACCTGATGTATTCGATTGTCTCTATACCTTTAGTATAATGACTTGGCCGATTAATAAGGTCTTCTTTCTTCTTCATCAATCTTATCCATAACTTCATCCCAAGTTATTGCTTCACAGTTTAAGAACACTATACCACCATATTTATAATCAAGTCTATTATTAATCCTTGACTTTATGCTGATTTCTGCCCCTGGGTCTATCGCATGGATTGCTTTGATGATTTGCATTTCCCTTTTTGTATAAGGTATATTTGCACTCATAGTTATCTCCTATTAGTCTAAGCGAACATCCATCTTGTGATGTAGTACGACATAACTAATATTAGTATAAACTCTAAGACTGATATTTCAGGTCTTAGATATTTCGTTCTTACCTTACTTAATAAGAACTTAATTATCTTTATCATCTCATTAAAGGATTGCTATTTCTAGCTTTTAAGTCCTCTACCTGAGTTTTTAATATTGATAATTCTTTTTCTAAAGGTGTAATATCAGGTACTGATTTAGATTCTAGCACCTCAACCCTTTGAATTAATTGACCTTGGAAAACAAATAGACTACCAAGACTGATAGCTATACCTAGTATCCCTGCAATTACCTTGATGTCCATAGTCTGTCCTCGTAAGTTTGATTTGGGTAAATGTCTCTAATATCGACATAGGTGCTATTTGTGTATGTGCCTATATCAATACTTTGTAATTCAGGTTGTATAAATATGTCTGAGTTTACTTGTGCATATTTATTAATCTTGCTTGGTTTTTGCATAGCTTTAGCAGTTAGTATTTGTACTGCTTTAAGCTGACCATCTATTGTTTTTATCTTTTCTGCTACCTTTATAGATATTTCTTCTATTGTTAGTTCGGTTTCAAAACTCCTACTGTTGTCTTGTGTGCTTTCAGATACTCCTGCTGATTCTGTTTCGACAGCTCCTCCTGTATCTTCACCCACTCTCGTATCTCTTTCTGTTTCTTCGACAACTTCTTCTTCATAGATTTCTTCCTCTATAATTTCGTTAGATAAGACTATTGTATCTTCTATAAATTGTTCTTCAACTGTAGGTTCTTCGAATGTTTCTACAAAGGTTTCTTCGATGACAACTTCGTTTATTATGGGTTCATTGTACGAAGAAACTTCGAAGTCAGGTTCGAATGTTACTTCAACTATATCTTCGTATATCTCTGCAATCTCTGATTGTGTTGTTGCATCTATAACTACAGGGTCATATTCGATATATAGAGTTGGGTTTTTAATATCAGCACCTACATGATAGGCAGATTGACTTGATTCTTCAAAACTATATTTAACAGTTATGTTGTAATCTTGTTGTGAGTTTTTATCTACAATAATTGAATCGGTATGTGTGCAGAAATAACAACCATCATTATCTATAGTCCTAGATTGTGTTGTTACATTACCATTATCATCTGTTAATGTTTGTGTAATAGTTACATTTTGTTCTAAACTATTCCAGAACCAAACATCTGCACCTGCTGTAGATGTAAATCCATTATTAATAACTTCTTTAGATAAACCTGCATCATTGTTGAGTGATATAGTGGACTCTACATATTGCCCATGAACACCTGCAACTGTATCGTTACCATGTCTAGCTTTATTTGTTCCAGACCATGTGCTGAAATCTTGATTAAGGAGATTTTCTGTGGTGTCTGAATTTGCCACTAGAGGTAGCATTAACAGAATCAAAAACTTTTTCATTACCTAGTTCATCCCATCGTTGTTTAGCTTGTTCCCCAATTAATCCATCTATAGGACATGGTGTACCTGCATCCATCATAGATTTCCAAACAGACTTGTCTTGGCACATCAATGATATTGCTGCGACTTTCATACCTAAACCATTAAGTAGTTTAGCTTTTTTTCTGCGTTCACACTCCATATCGTGATAATAAGTCCCCATAGATGTGCTAAAGCCAATAACAGTCATCCCAATAGAAAGGGGTATAACACAACTATCTTGACCATATACTGACATTGATGGTGCTGTTGCAGAGTTTACAGCAGTCTCTTGATTAGAATTATTAGTTGTAGAATTAGTTGTGGTATTAGTTTGTCCACCTGAATATGTATTGGTTGTCTCTTGTGAATATCCCCCACTTATGGTTGTGTTACTTCCTGAACCTGTATGACTCTGCGTGTTGGTTGTAGCACCTGTGCTACTAGTATCTGATACAGCATCTTCTATTGCGTAACCTAAAATTAGTACAATTATGATAACAAGTGCTAGATAAATTCTATTCATCGGCATTTCCATTTACGAAGTGCTAGTGCTTTACGAGTTGGTCTTCCTTTAGAGTCTTTCATAGGACCTTTAACACCAGACATTCTTGCACAAAAACTTGCACGTCTTTTTGCTGCTTTAGAACCTGGCTTTACTTTACCTGTTACAGGTCTTTTTAAATTAGCACCTGTAGTACGTTTAAAATGTTTTCTTCCTGCTTCATTTAATCCACCAGTTTTGCTTTGATATCTTTTTGCTACCATGTTATCTTCTTGTTGCAGCAGAACCGAAATAGAATCCTGATATCGCTGCTAAAAAATGTGTGTCTGCTGTAGTAATAACTACACCTGATATTCCTTGAAATGTTGTAACTTCTTCTATACTGCCGAATATCCACCAACCCTCTTTAACTTGTTCAAGATACATAAGATGTACTTGTACTGATGGGTCTAAGAATACTGCTAGTTTAGGTAAACAGATAATAAAGAACACAGCTAATAATGCCATCCATCTTCTTGTTGTAGATTGATATTGACTGTTATCTTTTCTTGCATCTTCTACTGATGCACGATTTATCTCTGCTCTTTGCATAAGATACTTTTGTTGGTCTGCTGCGTCTTTAGATTTTTGTGACCATATAGAAAGTAAACCAGTAAATAAACTAGAACCAAGCATTGTAATGACTTCAAACGGTATCATTCTACTGGCCTTCCTAGTCTTATATTTTGAAAGTTTTTATCTTGCTTTAATAATTTAATTACATCTTTAGTTATTATGCCTTTTTTCTTTTGCTCAATAATATAGTTTTGTAATGTAGGTATATCCATTTTTTCCATTTCACTTATCAGGTATTCTACTCGTTTCGGTAGTGATAGTTGTTTTGCTCTTCTGTCTGCGGAAGTAATACCAAGTCTACTTTCTTTTTCTTTTCTAATAAGTTTTTTAGCTATAGAAGTATTTATTCTTCCATCAGCTAAAGCTTCTGTTAATATATCTCCTCTTCTTTCAGGATTATCTTTATACTCTGAATATATTTGTGATGCTATTCTAGAATCTCTAGCTTTTAATGTTTCATCTTCAAAGTCAAACTCTTCTATCTTGGTAGCTGGACCACCTCTTAGTTCAAATGCTTCTTGATATGAATCACCAAAGAATCTTCTAACGATAGGAATTTCTCTTTTATCTATTTCTTTACCGTTTTTAACTTTAGAAGCTATATTGATTAATTTACTTAATGTTGCTCCAGGACCACCAGTAACAGTCTTAGCGTAATGAATAATGTTTTCAGGTGATGTTTCCCAGCCCATTCCTTCTAATGTTTCTGCAAGAGCAAAAGCTAATTCACCGCCTTGCGTTTGCATTGTCCATGGATAAACTTTTTCTACCGCAGACATATTCTTAGCTTCTAACCATTCAGGTCTAATAGTTCTACCTAAACCATCTTTGTTTTGCATAACTTCAATAACTGACCTTAGTGGTGTTGGCCATAAACTAGCACCTATAGGGTTGTATGCGTCTACTAATTCAGACCTTGCTTCATTTGCTATTTCTTCTGCACTTGCAGTAATTCCTTGCCCATAAGAAGGTAAGAAACTCATTTTCTGAGCCACATCAGCCATGTATTTAAATGGGATTAAAGGATAACCTATAGGTATAGTTACATAATCTAAAGAACCATCTTCTTCTTTACCTGTTACGATAACTAGGTTTTTGTTTTTAAGCCAATTACTACCCGATGTTGTTCTTAGTTTTTCTTCCCACTCAGGGTCCTGTAAAGAATTCCAATTATCTAGTAAATATGTAGTTGCAAATAAACCTGACAAAACTCCATATCTTACTTTAGGGCTATTATACATTGAGCGTGTAAATTGTTTCATACCTTGTAATGCTGGGTTAGCAAACAAGTATAATGCTCTTAATGTTCCTACATCTGTACCACCTAGTAATGGGTCAAATGATGAATCTCTTGCTGCTAATGCTGCACGTTTAGGACTTAGGCCAGCTTCTATAGCTAATCTATAAGTTCCAAATCTAGTAGAGTCTTCAAATATTCCATTAACTTTATCCATGAACTTGCTAAATGAATCAGCAGTTCTTCTTACTGGAGAGTCTAATCTTTTAGATAAATTTGCTATTTCTTTGTCTGCTTCTTTTATTGTTGTTGCTGCTAGACCGCCTGTGCTTCCGCCTTCTTTTACAAACTCATCATATTCATCAAATATTCTTTGTTCGTCTGCGTTATCAGCTTTACCGCCAAAAAGTTTTTTTCTAACAATATTCCAATCTTGTGCGGTTCTTACAGGGTCTAGAGTTCTACCTCCTTTACCTCCAAGTTTTCTCATATTATTTACAGCAGATTCTGTTCTATCTCTAAATAAGTTAGGAATGATAAAGTCAGGGTTAAGTTTGGTGTATGCTTGCCCGAACCATCTGTTGATATTACTTGATAAATTAAATATAGATTCTACAACAGAATTCATTTCTTTTTTAGGCGTACCTTTAAAAGCTTTAGCTAATTTAGCATCTTTAAATTTAACAATAAATTGTTCACCATTTTCAAAAATACTAAAAGCTGTATCATCTTTTTTAATATCATCTGCAAGATTGTCTGCTTTAAAGTATGGGTCTTTTGTTGCTTTATTAACTGCAACAATTTGGTCAGCTACATCTCTGTTTTGGTCTAGTAATCTTTTAAATGCTAAGTTTGCTTTGTTTGTTTCAGCCCTTCTAATAACATCTGTTAAACTGTCATAAACATTTTGTCTAATAGAACTTACTTCTAAATCTACATCTCCTTTTTCTTTTAAGAATCCTGTTGATTTAACCTCACCTGAACTCAATCCTCCAAATCTAGGATTAAAGTATTTTTGAACATTAGTCTCATCTAATATCCTATACATAGGAACATAGTCAGGATATACCTTTCTCCAGTCATTAGCTTGTTTTGTCGATATTAGTCCGCCATCAACAGCAATATCCAATATCCTTTTAGATTGATTTTTTAATAAATCTATAGAAAATTTTAAGTCATTATGTAAATTAGCTTTTTCAAATTTATCAATAATTGCTTTAGCTTGTGCGTTAGTCATAGTAAGACCATCTTTAGTCTTACCAGCAGCTCCATCTAAACCTAGATTTTTATTGTAAGATAATGCATGTTTTGCATGTAGGTAATCATTGATACTTTCTGATAATTCTTGTGGAGTTCTTTTTGTATGTATAGATTGTTCCGCTAAAAACTTAACGCTTAATGCATCCTCTGTTTCAATTTTTTTTGTTTGTGCATCTATTTTAGCTGTAGCTAATCTTTTATTTAAATAATAATCAGCTTCATCATTTCCTTTTACTTTTAGTATTCCTTTTTCGCTTGTATATTGACCGCCAGCAACTTCATCTTGTATAATTTTTGTTCTAACACTTGCGTCACTAAACTGTTCGCTTATATCTAATAATTTATTATCAAGGTCTTGTTGAAACTCTGTTCTGTTTTTTTTGGTTGCTTCTGAAAGATTGTTATATAATCCTTTTACGTCAGGGTCATTTTCTTCAATAAGCTTTGTTACATCTCTTTCAGGTAAGCCAGCTATTTTAGAATATGCTCTATTGAACATTACACCAGTAAGTCCTAATCCAGTACCTAAAGCTGCACCAGTCATACCAGCATCAGTTAGTTCATCTATTGTTGGTAATCTCTTTTCATCATAAGCTGTCTGTATTGTTTCTCCACCAGCAGCTATACCAGCACCAACAGCACCTTGTCTAGCTACAGCATCAGCTACCGCTTGTGTTCCTTTTGCGGCCTTTGAGCCTGGAATTAAGTTGATAAATGCATCAGCTAATACTCTTCCATAAGATATATTATCAGGGTCTATCATTCTTTGTGCTACCAAAGAACCATAAGCACCTGATGTTAATCCGCCTATAACAAAACCTAATGGACCTGCAGCTGCAGCTCCAGCAAATCTTCCAGCTTCAGATATAGCTATTTCAGTTCCTATAGCACCAGCCATTAAACCTAAACTAGCTTCATCATTTTTTGACCTAATAGGAGATTCTATTTTATCGTTAAGCAATGATGAATTACTTGGAGACACTTGATTTAATATATCTGTTAAATCAACATCAACGCCTTTCTTATCTTTTTTAAACTCGTTTAAGTTTACATCTATTACTGCCAAATTATACTCCTGTATAGACTAGACCTTGTGCAGCAAGAGTATCTTTTATATCTTCCTCTGTTGCGTCAGGTTTTGCTTCTAGTATTTTTTTTCTAACAGCTTGATATTGTTCTGCTGTTATTTCTTTACCAGTTGTTGTTGGTTGCATTAGTACATCTGTTGGGTCAAACTTTCCTCTGTAATAGAATGTTCCGTCTGACCTTTGCCCTACTTCTACAGCAGCTTCAGGGCCTAATGCTCTTCTTCCAGCCTCTAATGCTTCTGAGCCTGTTTTATATATATTTTGTGATTCAGATACTGAGGCAGCAGATTTTAGTGCTCCTTGTGCCCCTTCACCTCTAAGCAAAGATATACCTGCTCTTAATAAAGCGGCATTTAATACTTCTTTTCCTGTAGCGTCATAACCTGGTCTAAGTAACTGACTAAATCTTACTGGTTGTGTTTCAGTAGGAGGTGTAGTTACTACTGGTTCTATAGTATCTTGTGGAGCTTCTTCGCCCATAAAAGAAGATGTTAGTGCAGTAGTTCCTAATAAACCAGCTCCTGTCAAAAGTTTATTTCTTCCAGCAAGTGCTAAAGCTTTTTGATAAGGAGTTGGTGGTAATCCTGGAACGTAATTCGGTCTTAAATTAACTGGTAAATCTTGTCCTTCTAATCTTCTGCCCATTGGATTTCTATAAAGAGCCTGTCTTGCAGCCTGTTGTCTTAAAGCTTCTTGAGGAGCTGCTTGATAAGGAATTGGAAATTTATTTGAATATTGAGCTGGAATATTTAATGGTCTTAATCCTTTACTTGCTCCTCCCTTATATGCTCCTGATGGAATTGTTACTGTTCTTGTTGGAACATCATCTAACAAGCCGCTTCTTTTTATAATATTTTTTTCTTGAGCGGTAAGGTTTTCTATCAGTTTTGATTGACTAGGAATTTTTGCTCTAGATGTTTGTTTATCAAAGTTCTTTTTTAACTTACTTGCTAGTTGTTTTGAGGCTCTAGCTCCTGTTAAAGCTGTTGATTGTATTGCTCTAGTAACACCTGCTCTAGCTCCTTGCGTTGCTAATAATCCTAGTAATACTGGTACTGCCATTTATATCTCCTATCTCAATAAACCTTGATAATATTTACTTAAGTCTGTTTCATCTAATCTTAAACCAGCAGTTGCTGATGGGATTCTAAGACTTGCTAATTGTGGTGCTTCAGGTTCAGCTAATAACCCTTGTATGCCTGATATTAATGCCATTGTTTCTTGGCCTGACATATCAGATAATGCGTCAAACATTCCTGGTTCTTTAGGAACTACTCCATCTCCCATATAAACACCTTCAGGTGCTTTTACTTGGCCTGTTCCTAAATCATATTGTGAACTTATTGCTGACTGCATTGTTTGTGTTAAAGGGTCAGCTTGTCCACTAAAAGCGGGTCCAACTCCAAAAAACATTCCTGGTTGAGTGCTTGTTTGTGGTTGAATCATTTGTCTTTGAGCTTGTTTTAACACTTCGGGTCTTATTGTTGGAATCTGTGGTTGTCCTCCCAGCATGTTAAATAAGTTTGTAAAATAGTTTTCCATTATGATAATAAACCTCCTAATATTGCTCCACCTAATGCTCCCATAGGTCCTGTCATTCCTAGTGTAGCTCCTAGAGAACTAGCTCCGAGTGCTCCTCCTGCAAGTCCACCACCTAATGCACCTGCTAAAGGACTCATGCCTGGCTGTGTTCCACTAGCTGTAACAGTTCCTGGTAAGATAGTACCTGCAACAATATTTCCATACTGTTGTAGTGCTTGACCTGGAGCTGCTTGTTCAAATGCAAATCGTTGCATAGCTTCTGTTATAGGTTGTTGTGCTCTTGCTGTTTCTGCTGCACCTACTTGTCCTAGTGTTACTGCAGGTTGAGCAAATGTTTGCATAATACTTGGAGCAAGACCTAATGTTGCAGCTTGAGACCTAAGAACGTCACCATACACATCACCATACATTTTTGATGCAACATCTGCTTGTTTCTGAGTAATATCTTTTATTACTTCTGATTCTAGTATTGCTTGTCTTGTGCCACCTAATTGCCCTGCTTGGGTAGCCCCACGTCTAGCTTGTTGTAATAACCTTGAGCCAGTTTCTTCTATAGGTCTTAGACTTGCTGCTAAAGATTCTTGTAGCATTGGGTCTTGAAACCTTTGTGCAGGACTCATTAATGCTTGTTGGAATCCTGGAACAATAGAACCTAATCCTAATCCTGCTTGAGCTAATGCTGCTTGTCTTTGTAAGTTTTCTGCTTGATAAACTGTAGGACTAGCTTCAGCATAAGTTCTGCCTGGAAAAAATTCTTGTGGTCCTGCTTGAAATTGTGTTTGTGCTTGCCTGTATAAGTCAGTTAGGTAGGGTTGTTGCCCTGCCCATGGGTCTGCTTTTTGTACTTGCGTGGTAGTACCTCCACCACCGCCTCCACCTAAACTCATATTAAGTCTCCTTTAATGTATGGTTGATAAATCTTTTCCGAGTACTGTGTATGTTTGTTCATATCCATAGTTCTCTAATTTTTTAATAAATCCTTTTCTGCAAAATGTTTCCATTGATTCACAGCCTTGTGCTTCAGCCCATGCTTCAATTGTAGATATAGCATGTATCCATGAATCAATTCCTTTCCCGCCTAATGTAACTATCCTACATACTTTTTTTCTAGGATAATTAACTATTTCAGTTGTAACTACAGCTTTTATTTCATCCATTGCGGTATCATCATAAACAATCCATAGTTGCATTTCTTGATTTCTACAAAACTCGTAGATATCTTGTGCATTCATTTCTGATTGTCCTTTCTTTTCTGCTAACTGTATAAAATCTTTACATTCGTCCCAAACATCATCAATCATGTCTGCAGGAACTCCTGACAAATATGTCGTCATAACTTTCTCCTATTGACTTACTTGTATAATACTTATTGTAGCTGATGGAGTAGCAGGTGCAAATGCTGTAGCTGCTAATGGGTCTATATCTATATCGGTGTCATCTGCTGCCATCATTGCTTGTAGATAATCACCTGCAGTTATGTCAAATATCCCTGCTTTAGATAGTGTTCTTCTATGGTCATTAGTTGCAAGTGTATGTGCTATTCCTGCTCCTGTTATATCTGTACCATTTATTCTTGGGAAAAACCATATATCTTTGTTGTTAGCACTTTGCGAATGTAACAATGCAGAGAAGTTTACATAGTATTTACCACTACGACTAAATTCTATCTTAGATGTATCAACTCCATTAATGCTTATTCCTTGTGAGTATACTAATGTATTCCAAGTTATAGCTTGTGCTGTATCTATAGTAGCTATATTCTGTGATGTTGTATCGGCAATCTGTGCAAAATCACCTGCACCACTACCACCTGCAAATGCTCTCCATACAGTACCATCATAGTAATATAGGTTTTCACCTTGTCCTGGATTCCAGTTAGTACCATCAGCATAAGCAATATCACCTTGCTTTACTCTACTAGGTTCAACATTCTTTTGTTCTATAAATGCTATAGGGTTTTCTTGTAATGCCCCTTGTAGCTTAGTCAGTTCTTCAAATATATATCTAGGTAAATCTTCTGAGTTAGCAGGTACAGGATTAGGTACATACTTAGGAGCTTGTGCCATTATCTTTCCCCTATAACTTCATACTCTAAATCATAGCCATTTAGTTCAAATGGACTGTTATCTGTGTGTTGAAATCTTACTGCAATGTATTTACCTGTTGACCTACAATCTACTTTGTTGTTTTGTGTTGGGTCAAAGTTTTGTCCTGCTGTATAAGTATATGTACCATTAGGTGACATAGAACTTCCAACTGATATAACGACTTGTCCTGAGCCACCTACTTTAGGTGTTAATTTTCGTACTTGTTTAACAGTATTGGTATTACCATCTAAGGTTAATCCTTTTCTTTCTAATGTCGATATGTAGTTTTCACCATCGAACTGTCTGCCAAAATCACCACGATACAATTTAGTATCTGCAACACCTGCCATCAATATACTTCTTTCTGTAGGATTATAGGTTCTTTCTCCCCATACCCCACTATAATCAGTCCATGTATCTGTTTGTGTATTCCAAGTTATGGATGTAGCACCTGGGTCTACAATTCCATTACCAATGTGATAAATGTCAGGCAAATCACGAAAAGTAAATGAGTTATTAACATAGTTATAAATTAATGCTTTATTACAATACTGCGACCCTATACTAGGATAGCATACCCACATTTCTGTTTGCTGTACATTATGTGCAACAAAAGTGAGATTATAATATTCATCATTTATATTATCAAATAATTCTTTTTTAACTAGGTCAGTAGCTACAGTCTTTTTAGATACGCCATTGTGTATGATTAAATCACCTTGAGTTACTACAAAATGATTACCATCAAATTCAGCTACACAGTTTCTAGTCAACACCCCTGTATCGTTAAATAACTTTTGAAAACTAAATACTAGATTGCCACCGATATAGTTAGCTATCCATGTAGAGTTTTCTTTATAAATAATAAATGATTGTTTAAGTGCTAAACCATCAACAATAAAATCTGATTCATCACCTATAGTTACTTCACCTGCATCATTAGTACTAGCTGCAGTCCATGTAGAGGGATAACTAAAGTTTTCTGCTGCATCGCCCCATCTTACTTTGTTAGGAAACTCTGTTCCACTTTCTGTAAGATTAAGTGCCATTAGGTAGTTACCAAATGCTTTTATAGTTTTGCAAGTTGTACTTGCTGGCCAGTTAGTTAAATCACTAAATGCACTTGCTGATGTAGTAGCTAAACATTGTGGGTCATCTACCCCATTACAAAGAATAGGCAAACCATTATAGACAGTTCCTGTCCAATTACCTACTGTAGTTAAATTAGTTGAATAATCGCCACCTGATGTCCTTGTAAAGTTTGTATGAGTAGTACCATCAGTTCTATAAATCTTTGCTGTGCCTGGATAAAACCAATATGATGATGTGCCAGTAGACCAGTTAAGTACAAAGTATGGAGCTACACTAGGTGTTCCAAATACTGCATCATGTCCTTTGATTTTCTTTCCTGCATTATCAGTAAATCTTATATTACTTGCATGTGAATAAAACTCAGGTGGAAGTACAGTATTGTTTGTATCTTTTATCATGCCCTTTGGAGCAGGTGCTACAAATGTTGCCATTAGGCAGTCCTTTTCCACATTTTAACAACAATATATGGTTGTAAGTTGTTATGACTTTGTCCACCACCAGTAGCAGTTGTTTGTTGAGTAATTGGATTATAATTACCTGCAAAGTTCAAACCATATGCTGATGGTCCACCTGTATTATTATCAAAATAATCATGCGTATGTGTGTGAGATGGTATTTGAGAAGTAGTCAATGTATGTGTTTTAGCACCACCTGTTTCTTCTAAAGTATTAAAATTTGAATCACTAGTATTTTGTCCTACTGGAACACGACCTGCACCAAATGCTACCCACGTACCAAAACCTAATAAAGTTGCAGGATTAGTTGTTACTGATGCATTTATATAAATAGAACCGACAGGATATACGTCAGCTAAAGTTATTATTGAACTGTTAGTAATAGTACCTGTAACTGTTAGGTTTCTAATACCTGTTATGTCTTTGTTAGAATCTGCTGTAACAGCTTTTGATGCTTCGACAGTACCAAGTGTTGCTATATCTACATAATTAAGTTCTGTAGTATTTGCCGTAACACCATCAAGTAAATTTAATTCTGTATGTGTTGATGTCATTGCCCCTGTTATATTGGGGAATGTATTTTTTATTGTTGATTTAAGTAATCTTATGTGGTCATCACCTTGAGCAACAGAATCAGTTGCTCCTGGATTTGAAGTATTAAGACTATCTATATATGTTCCTGTTTCTAATCCCATTCGTTACTCCTTAGGGTATTTGTTTTTAATAGATTGTATTCTTGTTTTCCAAACATCTATGCCTTGATGATAAATTTCATCTAACTGATATTCCCAGTTGCCATACTCGTATTTGCGTTTTTCATCTTGTTGAAGATTACTCTCATAAATATTTGCTTGTGATTCTAATGCGTCTAATTCAGCATCTGTAGGTTTAGAAATATCTAAATTCCATTTTTTAATATATGGACCTTGACCATCATCTTGTAAAATTACCTCTTTGGTAAAATCTATTTCTTTATTAACATATTGTCTAATTTTGCTTGATAAACTTGCCATATTATACTCCTATTAGCTTATATGCTCCAAAATAATTAGAAGAATTAACGCTCTCAAATTTTGGACTACCACTAGTGTCTAGCAGTCTTCCATAACCCTCTAAGTAATCTGTACTTCCATTCATTTCTACTACTGTGTTTAGAGATAATCCTGCTTGACGACCATTATTACTTCTAAAATCTATAACACTTTCTGCAATAATACTCCCATTTTTTTGAATATTAGATGCTATAAATGAACCTTGACTATTACCTGCCGAGTCTGACCTAATTTGTGCATAAACAAAATATTTACCTGCTACTGTCGGAGTAAACCTATAATTAGTTGTGTTATCATAACATCCATCTGTATCAAAAATTTCCGTATCAAATTGTACTTTTGTAATTACATTAGAACTTATAGTCTGGTCAGCACTTAATTCTGCTTGAAAAGCAGGAGTATTATTTCCACCTACAGTTATCTCCCCTGAATTTGCAGGTAAAGTAAGAGTATTAGTTCCTGCTACAGCAGGTGCTGAGATTGTTATATCGCCACTCGTAGACCCTTTTAGTTTTATACTACTCATTCATCTGCTTCCTGTATTGTGTTACCCTCGGCAACCCATTCTTGAATTGCTTGGTAATCTGAATTATTTTCATCTAATGGTACTGATTTAATAACACTAGAATTTTGATAGGTTACTTGGTAATTATCTAAATTTCCATCTGAATAAACTTTTTTAACTGTATTAATCATTATAACTCCGAATCTATATCATAATAATATGCAGTTTCTTCTCTCCTAGCTATAATGCCACCACTATTTGTAACTGCAGTTCCTAGTTCACCATGAAATCTTGCATGGTCTAATCCTATATTTTGAATATTAACACTACTAAAATTTTGAACACTTGATATACCATAGGTATAAACAAAACTAGTTGCACTATTATAACCTATTGTAGGAATTGCTCTTTTTCTAACTTTGTAAGTTATAATTCCTGATACTGTGTGGTCAGAGTTGGTATAACCATCTCTTTTAATTCCTATTGAAAAGTATTCTCTATTACTACCTGTTCCTTGACTTCTTTCGTAATATCTCATACATCTAGCTAGACTTGTACCTACATCTTCAAACTGAAATGGTGGTATGCTGTTAGCATCAAATGTTCCTACTTCTAGTTGAACACCTGTTATATATAATTCATTAGATGTGCTATCAAAAAAGTTTACTTGGTTTGATGTGGCTTTAAATGATGTTGATACAGTCCAACTTGTAGTTGCTGATGCATGGTCATCTGAGCCAGTTGCTAAATGCCACAGTATTCTATACCCTTGAGCATTATCATTATTAATTGTATGAGCTGAATTACCAGTCCATGATATTACTTTTTTTTCCCATGTATTAGAACTATTTATGGTGTACTCAAAAAGCACATAACTTTCATCTGTTATATTTTCTTCTTTAATTTGAACACAATAAGTACCTGTCTTATTTGATTTTACCCAAAAAGCCAAAGTAACTGATTCAGGAGAAGTAGAGCCATGTTGTAAAACTTGCACATCTTGACCCTCTAAAGAATAAGCAAAACACACATTGTGAGTTCCTGTTGGTGTTTCAGTTGCATCAGGTGTTATTTTTAAAGATTTAACAAGTCCTGTATTTGATGGAGCATCAGTTGCTTGTGTAATTGTAGCATCACCTGTAGCACCACTTGTAGCAAAATAAGCAAATCTATCTATCGAATAAAAATCAACACTACTACTAGGAGAAAAAGAAGTTCCTCTTTGTGCAATTTGCATATCACCATTTATAATCAATGGAGTAGCAGTCTTTCTATCTAAAGCTACTGTGTTATCTGATACTGTACCATGTAAAGTGAGTGCCATTAATTATTCTCCTAACAAGCCATTACTACACAAGGTACTACATAACTTCCATCATCATATGTATTGATTACTGTAGTTGATGTTACCTTTGCGATTGTTTTACTTCTTACTATATCATCTCCTTGTGGTTTTGCTGTGCCATCACCTGCTGACATGAGTAAGTCTCCTCTTTGAACTGTTGTTCCTTGTGCAATTCTGATAATCATATCACCTGTCATTGCTAAATCTATATCGTTATATCCATCTTCTTCTGTATCCCACTTAACAAATAATCCTGCAACATTGATGTCACCCTCAACATCACTTATTTTAAGTTGGTTTCTTTGTTCGTTTTCTACTTCAACACCATCTACTTCCCATACAACCATTTCATCTAGGTTAGACATGACTGTGCCTTTTAAGATAGTTGGTTGTGAGTTGTCCGATAATCTTCCCCAACGAGATAAGTGTCCACCATTGTAGGATACTGTTGAACCTGATACTGATATATTTCCTTCTGAATTTCCAGCACTTCTAAAAACAACTAAACTACCATCTACAGTTCTATTTACAAACATAGGATTTGAACTTGATGAAATAAAAAATTGTTCGTTAGTGCCACCTCTTATAGATATAGCTTGTGTGTTATTATTAAATCCTGGTTGTACTTCTGATAGAGTATCTCCAATAATTAAATCACCTGCATTATTTAACCTCATATGCTCATCTGCATTTGTTTTCCAAGTTATATAATTATTTGCATGGTCATAAATCATTGTGCCAACATCAATATCATCAACATCACCAAAAACAATACCAGAAGAAGCAGATGTGCTATTAGTCGTTATTCTTAAAAAAGAATTTTCTGTACCTGTGTTGTGAATCCTTATATTAGTTTGGTCACTAGATTGTACATCTAAATTATATGATGGATTACTAGTACCTATCCCTACATTACCACTACTCTCCATGTGTACTTTAGTTGTACCATTGGTTTGTAGGTCTATTTCACCACTTGTATCTGATGTTAGTTTTAATCCATTAGTTGTATCGGCATTAACCTTACATGTCATAGTATTACCCACCTTTGTCCACTAGGAACTGTTACTGTTACACCACTTGCTATGGTCATTGGTCCAACTGAAAATCCATTCTTACCTGATGTTATTGTATAGTCAGATGTTATATCATCTGAGTTTTCATAGATAGCACCACCTGCTGATGCTCCTCCACCACCACCGATTGCACCCCAAGCACTACCATCGTAGCCCTCAAATGATGAATCAGTTGTATTAAATCTTAAATAACCTGCACTAGGTGAGCCATCTCTTTCTAGCTGTTGTACCTGCAGGAATCTCTGCACTACCTGTTGTTGATGTTTGTGCTACCTTTACCATCTAATGCTGTTTGTAATCCATCGACATTAGATATGATATGGTTGTGCGAATCATCTGCAACTGTAACTGTAATAGCTGTTGTGCCACTACCACTAGCATCACCACTTAATGTTATTGTTTGGTTGCCAGTTAAGTATGATGAATCATTTGTCCATTGACTGATGTTACCTGATTTATTGGTAAGTGTGTCTGTAGATGAAGCTGTAATAAATCCTGCATCGTTAGTCCATTGACTGTTACTTCCTGACTTATTAGTTAGAGTATCAGTTGAACTTGCAGTTATGTAAGCTCCTAAATCAGATATGTTTGATTCTGTAATCGTTATGGTATTTGACGCACTATTGATTGTTTTGTTTGTTAGTGTTTGTGTTCCTGATAAAGTTGCAACAGTTGAATCAATCGCAAAGGTAACTGCATTACCACTACCACTTGTATCTATACCTGTACCACCAGTAAAGGTTAGTGTTTCACTATCTAGGTCAATAGATAATGCACCACCTGTATCTGCCTGGAAGTCTAGGTCTTGTGCTGTAACTTGTGCATCTACATAAGTCTTGATTGCTTTTGCTGATGCTAGTGTATCATCAGATGCAGAAACAGTTGATATATCTGTATCAAGAACACCTGATGCTAAATCTGCTACCTCAACATTAGAAAGACTATTGCCTGTTCCATTAGCATCAAATGTTTTATTAGTTAGTGTGTCTGTAGAAGATGCTGTGATATATGAGCCGAGGTCTGATATATCTGCTTCTACTATTGTAATCGTATTACTAGCTGTATTAATTGTCTTATTCGTTAGAGTATCTGTAGAACTAGCTGTAATCTTTGTGTCCATCTGCGTTTGTATTGCAGAGGAAACACCATTTAAATATCCAAATTCTGTATTAGAAACTGTGCCATCATGTATTTTACTTGCATCTATTGCAGCACTTGCATTGACATCAGCATCAACAATAACACCACTTCCTATAGAAGCTGTACCTGTTACATTACCTGTACCATCAAAAGATGCTGAAGTCCAAGTAACATCACCTGTCATACCTATTGTACGACCTGTAGCTAGTGCTGTAGCTGTATCTGCATTACCTGTAACTGAACCTGTAACATTACCTGTTACATTACCTATAAATGTTGTACCTGTAACTGTGCCACTTGTAGTAATAGATGGCATGTTTGCAGCTATGTTTGTTAGTGTAACTTTAAAGTTATCCCCATCATAAGCTGTAGCAAATATAGACTCACTATTCGGGGTGGTAACTTCTGTTAATTCTGAAAATTTCTTATTTGCCATTTATGTCCATGTGGTTGCTGTTGTCGATTGTACTGTCCAATCATCAACTGTTAATACTGGTATGTTTTCTTGCTCAAAAATAATATTGTTTTCTGTTGCAAAAAAGAACAAATCATCTTCTGTTTTAAAAAAAAATGTTCCCTCTAGTTCCCAGTTGGTACTAGTTGTAGATTGTTCTGCCCAAACTGTCATTAATATAATCCGTAATCAACTCTTGTTGTAGGAGCTACACCTGAGTGTCTATCTCTTTCATTAGAATCTATTATATCTTTCTTTGCTCTATCATAGAAACTAGACCATACTTGTATTCTCTTATCGTTTTGTAAATAAGGTTCTGCTTCAACCAATGCTCCATAAAGATAAGCATCAGGATGGTTAGTTAGCATTTCATTAGTAGGTGCTGAATCTGATAATGCGGCAAAGTGTTTAAAATATAATATTTCTATTTCGTATGCACTATCAGGTGTTGGTCTTAGCTGTATATCATTACCAATGATACTGTATGCTTTAGGTTTGCCTTTATTGCTTCCTGCATAAATTCTGTCCATTTGTTCAGGTGTTAAATATTCTAAAGATGTTTTAGGGTCAGTATTTAGTTGTATATTACGCATAGCAACATAATTATCAGGCAATGTATAATACTCGGTATCAGCTATAGTATCTGCTGTAACCCTTGTTTCCATTCTTCTGAGTTTAAAATCTCTTTTATGTCTAGCTTCTGCTAGTGTAATAAAATCAGGTATTTGGTCAGTTAAATCTGTTCTATCTAACCAGTCAGCGATAGCTGATTTAAGTTCTGAGTAATTAGTTATTGCCATTATATTCGCCTATTGGTTGTCTTTAGATACCTGTAATCAGGACTGTTAATAAGTTTTTTTACTGCTTCTTTGTGGTCTTTATTAAATAAATCAACCCCAAATAGTCTTTTCCATTCATAAACTACAGTCAAAGGAATACGAGCAGAGAGTCTAAACTCATCTGCTTTATGATGGTCCTCGTTCTGTAATTTTTTATTAGAATCAATAAGGGGTTGTATATCTTCGATGTGTTCTATAGCGAACTCGCCAGTAGGATTATGATAATGAAATATCTGATTTTGTCCTATCTTACGTTTCATTCACTTAACTCATCTATATAAATATTACCTGTTCCACTTGCAAGTATTGCAGCGACTTTCATGCCACCATCAATCTTAAATATTTCAGGGTCATATGCACCAAGTATTGTTGTACTTGTTGTTGCTGTTGGTGATGCACCAAAAGCTATATGAACTCCATCTGTATCAGATACGATTCTGACATACTCAGTATTTGCATCAGTAGCTGTAGACTGTTGAGATGTAGCAGTAACACCTCTTACGATAGTATTTGTTACTCTCATTCTTGACATGCTTATCTCCTAATTACAAATGTTACTAATAATTTAGCTGTTCCTGTAGAACCACCATCTGTTATCATTTCAATAGTTCCGTCTTCTTCAACTGAGTTAGCTGCTGTAGGAACTGATGTATCTACATCACCTGCTGCTGAACCTGAGTGAGCAACTGTAATACCACCACTAGTAATAGCTGTGCCACCGATTTCAAAAGAAACTGCAGCATTACCACCACTAATAGCACCTTGTAGTGCAGATATAATTTTAACTACTCGTCCACCATCTGGGATAGCAACGAATGTACTAGATGCAGTAGATACGTCTTCTATCTCTGCTGTTACAAAATAATCATTTAATGTTCTCATTAAAGTCTCCTAGTTAATAACCCTCGTTCCGAAGCGATACGTTCTTCAAGGTCATTATTAATCAGTATCTTGGGTGGGGCAGGAAAACAATATGAGAAAACCTGCCCCCTTTCATGATGAGAAAGTTACATGAAAAATATTTTTTATGAAGTTGTCAAGTCAGCAATAGTAGCTGAAGATGCTTCATTTTTAGCAACGAGTGTCCACTCAGCGAGTAGTAAGCGTTTTTCAGCATCACCAGTTTTTGCTAGTTCTTGTGTTTGGAAAGGTCTCAAGAAACCAGTCGCAAACATTTCTGTATCAACAACCAACGCACTTCTACCAGAAGAACGTAGGAATCTGTCAGCTACAACTCTTACTTCACCGAAGTCAGAAACATAAACATCAATAGTAGCTACTAAGCTTCTATCTTCTGCCATGTCCATACGAGTTGAGTTACCTGTAAAACCAGATACCTTTTGTTTGTTGAATGAACCAACTAATAGTAGGTCAGGGTCGCCACCATTATCAAAGCAAGATTTTAACTCACCTTTTAAGATAGCTTCTGTAAGAACCCTTTGTGTACCATCTGTTACAGTACCACTAGAGTTAGAACCACCTGAACCATAGCTGTTGTTTGTTGTTGTCCAAGACTCGAAACCTGCAGATTTACGAGCAGTAGCACCATTACCGCTTCCTGCTGTAGCTGCGTTTTTACCTGTAAGGTCAAGTTCCATGTCTCTTTTGAGTTCTTTACCAGCTTTAGCTATTTGATAAGCTAGTTCAGAATCTCTACCTGCGTGATTTACTGCTTCTTGTGTTCCAGAGACCATCACAGGTTTGTAAGAAATCTGTGTATAGTTGAAAACACGAGAAGTAGCAGATAACGCAGCACTTGGAGAATCATCTCCTTCTATTTGAGCATTTGAAGCTGCTGAAGCTAGTGAGTCAGTTTGCCATTCATGCTTGGTAGATTCAGCATTACCTGAACCGATTGAAGACATAAATGGTGTATCTGTTGGAGAGATATTATAGATTACGTTCTGTAAATCTTCTCTGTTACCCACAGCATCATAAGTTTCAAATGTATTTCCTAATTGTGCCATTTGAATTACACCTCTGTGTTAAAGTTAATTAAGACTGTTTTAGTAAGGATTCGATTACTGCTGCTGCATCATCGGTTTTTCCTGACATTTTCAGTCTCTTTTGTTTTTGCTTTATCTTTTCACTATTAACTTCAGACTTAGTACTTGGTGTACCAGGTTTTTGCATTTTAGGAACAACCTTTTGTTTCTTATTAGCAATCTTTGCATCTAAGAGATTACGATACATAGCAGCTTCATGTAAAACTTCTACTGACCTAGCATCAATTAGACTATCAACTTCCTGTTCAGTAAACCCTTTTGTAAGAGCGTAAGCTTTAATAGTTTGTTTAAGCTTTGGCCCTTTTTCAGGGTCATTAAACTCAGGTAGTCTTTGAGTCATTATTTGTTGCTGTCTTTGAAGTTCTTCATTCCACTTCTGTTGCATTTCAGTTTGTTGTTTCTGTTGAAGATTTTTTTGTTCTTCTGCAACTAACCTTTTATTGTCTTGAAGTTCCCTAAGCTGGTCCCTTTTCATGGCCCACTCCATAGGGTCTTCTTCCTTGAGTTTTGCCCAATCTGTAGACTCGAGCTCCTGAATCTTTTTATCAGATTGTGTATCAAATTGTTCAAGTTGCGAAAGATATCGCTGTCTCTCTTGCTGAGTCGCTGCTAGTTCTTGTTCAAACTGTTGACGTTGTTCAGCAATTTCTTGAGCTTTTTTAGTGTAATCAGCCTGTTTCATATATCCTGATTTCAATTCTTCCAAGTCAACTTCTAGATTTGTTCCATTGTAATCAATAGAGTATTTCGATGTGTCTTGTTGCCCTTGTTCAGGAATATCATCAACTAAGTCCTCTGCAGTTAATTCTTCCGAATTTACTACTTCGTTTTCAACTGATTCGGCATCTTCCATTGCCTGTGCAGAAACATCTTCCTGAGTTTCTGTTGACTCTTCATTAACCTCGGATTGTTCTTTTGCAAGAGTTCTTTGATTAAGAAGAATCTGTTCTTGTGCACTTCTTACAGTGCCATCCTGTATAGGAATCCCTCCAACATTACTTTCTTTTGTTGGTATATTATTATCTTCACTCATCATTTGCCTCCTTTACGTTCTTCTTCTAGTATCTGTCCGTTTTCAACAGTTTGTACTAGAGTGTTTTTAACTTCTAGGATGGCTCTTTGTTTATGGTAAAGGGACTCTCTACCTTCTGTATCTTTAATCTCTGTAGATATCCATTGTTGGTATCCGTTATTAAGTACAGTATTAAATGCTGCTATCATTTGAGGGTTCTCAAGCTATTAGCTTTGCATCTTGCCCAGCTTTAATCTGAGCTTCTTTTTTGTCTTCCATTATTTCTCCTGTGAGTCTCTTCTACATTTATAAGAGCAGTTGTTCGCCCAATGCGAGTCTGATTACTTATGTAGTGGCGAGTTATTCACCTTTTATGGTTTTGTTTAAAGATTCTAGTGACATATGTCAGGAATCTTCTTTGTGCCTTTGAGAAACTTGCGTATGATTGTCAGGACTGTATCCTATCCTACGATGAAATTCCTCGACAGAAAGTCGGTTTTGTAACATGAATTTTTCTAATTCTTGTCTTGTCATATTTGTTTAAGTTTGTCTATTGTTGGATTCTTTTGTTTAAATTCTTTTGCTAAATCAACATGAGCTAACTTAGCAGATAAACCATTAGGATGTCCTAAAGATGTGTAATGGTCATATCTATCGCTGTAATATTTACTACGCTCTATGCCTTCTTCTTTTTTTTGCTTTTTGATTTTGGAAATCCTGCTTTCATATTCGCATAAGCTTTAGCACTTATAGTAGATTTAGATTTAGGTCTACTAGTACCTGCTTTCTTACGTTTATTTATGTTGTGATATAGCCCTTTACTTGCCATAACACTTCTTCTTTTTTTTCATTGGTGGTCTACCACGTTTCTTTCCGTATGTTCCTGGTCCTTTTGGCATTATAATAACCTCAATATCTCTGTAAATTTATCACTCATTAAGACAAAAACAACAATAGCTCCATAAGCTACGTATTTAAATCTAAACACCTCAATTTTAACATCTTTCATATCGTCTTTTAAATCATCTATATCTGATGCAATATGTGCTAAATGATTTGTCTTAATCAGATGTCACATCTTTTTTAAGCAATTCTAATTCTGTATTGATATCCTTATCGTTCATGCTAGCGGTAACCTTTTCTTTTTAGGGTACATAGATAAAGCAGTTGCTACTGCTTGTTTCTGTGGCTTCCCTTCTTTTTTTAATACTTTAATCTTTTTAGAAATTAACTTACGCCTTTGTAATTTACCATAACCTGAAGTCTTAGGATAAGCCATTATCTTGGCCCTATACCTACAGGTCTTCCTTGTACTGCTTCTAGAGCAAGTTCCGCTTCGTTAAGTTCTAATTGAGATTTCTTAATTTTTAAATCTTGTTGTTTTAAAGCTAAATCAATTGCAGCTTCTTCTTGTTTAAGTTGTAACTCTTGAGATTTAAGTTGTGTTTCAATCTCTAGTTCTTTAGCTTGTAATTGTAATTTTTGTAATTCTACTTGTGCTTTTTGTGCTGCAACCTTTTCTTCTAGAGTTGGCTCAGGAGGAGGAGGTGGTGGCATCATTTCAGGATTAGATATAAATTGGTCTGTATTTTTATATCCTGATTGTGCAATAAATTCGCTAATAGCATTATATAAATTCTTAGGTGTAACTAAACTACCCATACCGCCTTGTTGTACTACTGTACCTAGTAAAGTCATAATAGAAGACATTGTTTGCGTTTTAGATTGTTGCGAACCACTACCAATACCTACATTGACAGTACAGTTAAGTTTATCTTTCCATCTTGATACATCAATCGGTACAAATTTACCATTGAGATAGAATACTTTTTTCTATCTTCGTATCTTTGTACGAGTGCGTATATGTTTCTAAATAAATCTTTAACACCTGTTTCTGCAAATATACGAGCTATTAACTCTACACGTTGCATTGCAGACTCTGTTGCTGCTGAAACTGCACCTGATGTCACATGTGAAGTTAATACATCAGGATTGAGACCTTGTGTCATTTTAGATACACCACTTCTTTCTTCTCTAATTCCATCTAGGTATTGAACCATTTGGAACGCATAAGGTTGGATTTGTGGTGTAGGTAAAGCTGTAACAGCACCTGGTGCTCTCATTCTAACAATACCGCCTGGTCTCGATGTTAATAAATCATCTAGTTCTACTTGGCCAGCCATAACAGCATAGCGTGCGTTATTGGTTAGATACATGTTATCTAACAGGTTACGCATAATTGTTGACTTAATGAGTTGAATATCTTTGACTGTATCGGCAATAGACATGCCATAGAATTTATGTGGAATAGGTAATGGACAGATAGCAGAGAAAGGAATCATATCAATCTCTTCGTTATCTAAGATGTATTGTCCACCTTTAGTAATCTTTCTGAGTTCTGCTATACCATCGTTATCGTAATCAATACGCATATAACATTCATCAATCCAAACCTTTTTGTTTGGTCCTTCACCCTCAGATGGTGGTACTGAGTCATCATCATAGCTAAATCTTGCTAATCGTTCTTCATTAAGTTCTGCCTCTGAATTAGCATAGCTAGGTATCTCATTGACGATGGCGGGGTCATATCCTTCAGCGATTAAATCACTTACAGATTTTTTAACCCTATGACAGACAAAGTCTGCATCTTCTAATGATGATGCTCTGCGTGAAACTAAAAATTCTTCAGGTGGTACAGCAACTACTTTTACTTGTCCGTAATCTTTATAACATTTAACCTTAACATCATGTTCTATAACTTCAGGGCTGACTAATGTTCCATAATCATCAGTAACTGCTTTTTGTACTATTGATTCTGTGTGCTCAATGATTTCCATATCATCATTAGCTAGAATAGATTGATATTCTATTTCAGTTAGATTTGTGTATGTCTCTGTCAGGACTTCTTTTCTTTCTTCCCAATAATGTTTAATTACGCCTGTTTTAGATATCAATGCATCTTTAAATACATCATAAAGGACCTTAAACCCGTTATTTTGGCGATTAAATACATAGTTGCAGTAGTCAGTAGCTTGTTGTGCCATTTCAACGTCTTCTGGACCTTGTGGCTCGAATTCTGCTGTGTTGTTATGTGTAGTAAAAATACGCATCAATGATGGCATAATGTATTCGATTGTGTCTCTTACATCGGTTGTAACGATTTCTGAACGTCCATCTATCTCATTTCCGAATGGTTCACCAAGATAATATTTCATGGCATCTTCTCTTTGATTAGAGAGTTCTGTATTTGCGTAACCAGTAGCTCCTGATATCTCAGAGTTAAGTTGTGCGACTAATTCGTCTTTAGTCATTTTTCTTGGTTTTTTTGCCATTCTTTGCCTTTAGTGTTTCAAGTTGTGCTTCAGCCACAGCTTGTAGTTTCATTATCTTTAAGTCAAGTTCTTCTAGCTTATTTTCTACTTCTTGTAGTTTGTAAGCCATTTGAGTAGGTGATGCGATTAAGTTAGCCATTATTTTGCGTTTTTAAACCTTTGTTTTAGTTTTCTAGCTGCAGAACCACCCTCTTTCATTAGCTTTTTACGAGCTTTTTTCTCCATATCTCTGCCGATAATCTCTGAAGCCCCAAAAAGTCCTGCTGTACCTAATCCTATACCACCTAATGTTTCTCCTACTTCTTTAGCTGCTTTTTTTAATGTTTTTCTAGCTGCTAATCCTAGTAATGGTCCTGGCATTTTTATCTCCTAAACTATCGCTACATCTGGGCCTAGTCTACCTTTACTATTCCACTTAGATGTCTCTGTTGTACTGTGTCTTAGACTCATTGCAGCATAACGTGTTGCTGACATCAAGTCATCTTTAATCTTTACTATCTTGCCATCTTTACGATGATACAATCTGTATTCTTGAAACCATTCAGTACAAGTATTAAATACTTTAAACTTGCCTGATTCCATACGAGTCAGCATGTCCATGATTCCAGCCTCAACACTATTACCCCCTTTCTTCTCACCTAATGCAGGTGGGTTCTCAAAGTGAAATGGCAACATGTTGACATGTGCCGTTCTGTATTGTTCTGCTAGTGTTATACCGCTTCCTTTATCATGCTGGTATCCATCATGTGGCCATACAATCGGTATGTAATGACTTCCCTCACGCTCATTGATATGACTGGCATGATAGTCAGGTGTTTGTTTCGACATCTTGTAGACATCATAAACGTACACAATATCTTCATCTCTATCCCATGCTATCCATACAACTGCTGTAGGATGGTCATATCCAAAATCGAGGCCTGCAATACGACTAAAATGAGGGGGTATGGTAAAGGGCTCACAGGCCAAATTATCTTCTAATACTGGAAATACTAAGCCTGACCCTACCATAGGTATCCCTTTAGACCTCATTTCTCTTTCATGAGGTGGTAGAGCACTTAATATCTGCTCTTTCATATCTTCTGTTAGATGGTCTGCATCATTCCAGCCTGCAGTGATTAGGGCCTGAGCTGGCTTTAAATCGCTTGTAAAGTTCTGTACGACTTCTGTCATTCCCGATTCGGGTGTGAATGTTAAATAAACTTGTCCACGCCTGTCTAATGTTCTTGTAATACACTGCGAATATATGTCTTGTGGTGGTTCTTCGTCTAGCCATACTAAATCAATACTCTCCCCCATAAATTTTTCAGCACCCATTTCATAGGCCTTAAAGGCAACTCTCGACCACCCACCGCTTTTATGTTTAACAAGGACTGACGAGTGTGCATTTGGTACTCCAGGTTTCCTTGTAGTTTCACCAATGAGATGTTTAGGGATGGAACCTTTTCCCCTGTCTCTTGGGTTGTCGGGTTGCCCGAACAATTCTTTTTGGCATATGTCTCTTGTGGTTTCATTACTCGCACCACAAACCCAAGCCTTAATAGGCTCTTTAAATTTTTTTCCCTTCCACCATTCAGGATATTCTCCTGTGAGATGAATAGACATCTCCATAGCGCCTACAAATGATTTGCCAACCCTGTTGGCCGCCATCAATAATCTTTGATTGGCCTGCTTACCTGCTTCATGAAAATCAAGCTGAAATCTATAGGGCTGATAGTAGTTAAGACGATTAGTCTCTTGACGCTTTTTAAGGGTGGATAGTATCTCTTCTATTCTTTGAGTTTCAGTAGACATAGTTATCCACCACTAAGTATAGTGATTTTTTTTCTTTTTGCAACTATATGTTGTGTTTTTCAAATTTTTTTTAGCTATATGAGTGTCAGTAAGTAGTGTTAGTATAGAACATATTTCCCCTCCGCTGTGTGGAGAGAATATATATATATGCGGACACACGTCATGGGGGGTCGAGGCCCGCAGGGCCGAGATGGTTTACTGCGGAGCAGGAATATTAGAATATTATAATATTAGAACGTTAGGCAGTTTATCCACTTGCCTAGGTGCCTGGTTTATAAGATAGCTATGTACCAAATAGCTGTCCATAATATTATTAATGTTATGTATTGCATATTAACTCCTAAACTGAATAACCTTTGCTTTTGTACAACTCTACAAGTTCTTGTAAATCAGCCAATGCTATCTGTGCCTGGTTCTTACTAAGCTTGTATTCTTTACCTGTTATTGAGCCTACTTGGTTAAGTATAGCTTTAGGTGTCATTGTCCTGGTTAATCTCAATTTAGAGCCACTGAGATACATTTTAAGACCAGCTTTCAATAAGCTAAGTTTAGCACCCATTGGTTCGATTATTGTATGTGTCATATTGTTTTTCTCCTTTGTTTGTTTGTACACCACCACCATAGCATATTTTATATATAAAAGTCAATATTATTTATAAATGAATATATGTAGATAATATCAGTGGGATTTTGTCCCACCCACCCACCTATGATAAATCCTAGTCAATAATATGTCAAGAATTATTTTTATATATATTGAAGATAAGAATATCAGAATATACTAATATAGTTGGGCGTGAGAATAAGATATTTTGTTTTGTTTTTTTTTATTTATTTGAAGGGAGGGAGGGAGTATTGAGCAGTTTAGTCACATGCTCGGGTGATGGAGAAAATTACTCCTTGTTTTTGTTTGCCGCCTCTGCAGTCCTGGTACACCAATCAACTAGCATTTCAGTACATATCTCCTTGACTGTGTCCTTGATGAAACGTCCTTGCATTTCACTGATGTTGTCTCTGATATCTTGGTCGATTTTTTCTCTGTAATCTTCCATTTCATTTTCAACAACTCTAGCCACTTCATCATCATTCATGAAGGTGTCAAAGTCATAATCATCAGTTGTTACTAAATCATAATCACTAGGACTAAAGTTGTTTCTGATTTCATCATCAACTATGCCATCATTGCGTATTATGTCTTCAACTGTAGATTGAATGTCCAAGTCGCTTATTTTACTTTTAAGATTTATAACCTCACATTCAGCTTTGACTAATCTGTCATATAGTCCGAATGTAAGAAAGTTTTTTATTTTGTGGTTCATTTTGTTTTTCTCCACCAGCTTTATTGCTGGTATGTATATACAATAACAAATAATAATATTAATAACAAGTATTTATTTTAATATATATTGTGTGTGCGTATATATAGATATATATCTATTATATATATATATCTATTATCCCGCCCGCCCACCTATTATATGACAGGATAAGGTTATGTCAACATCTATTTTTATATATAAGTATATCTGAATATACTAATAAACTAATATTAGCGGGTGTTAATATTCCTTAACCAGCATCTTTTTTTTCTTTCCCCCTATCCTATGAAGGGAAGGGAGCCCATCTTGGAAATGGAAGGGAATATTAGTATGTGCTTATATTATAATATTAGTAGTTCCTAATATACTAATAGAAGGCTAGCATAAATATATACAAAAAACAAGATTGTATTTTATTTATTTTTATGATTGTTATTCTAAGGGCTATATTAGTATATGGTAATGTACTGAATTGGCTAAAAAAGGCGTGTGTGTGTGCTATTAGGAACGTCTATTCCTTATCTAGTATTGTGTGCGTGTGATTTGTAAAACCCTCAAAAAAGGCTATTTCTGCTTACTATAGTAGTATATGTGTATATAGAATAAGGCATTTAGGACTTTTCCCCGCCATCAGATTTTTATTTTACTTGTATAAGAATATTAGTAGATTCTAATATAGATAGGCACTAAAAAGCCCGCTATTTTGTGCGGGCTAATTTACTTTATACTCTTGGCAGATAAGTGTTAGTTTTCCTCCATACATAGCCATCTTGGAACAGGTTTTGTTGGCTTTCAAGGGCTAAGAATAACCAACCATCTCTAACAACTATCTACCTTTTAGCTATTAATTTATTGGTCTTTATTGTCTTGCCTCCTTCAATTTGTTTTCCTTTTTGTTTGTTTTCATATAATTAAAGTACCATACTTTTTATAAAAAAAACATTTATTTTTATATATTTTTTAATCAGTAGCTAGAAATATCATAAATAATATAACTAGTAACATATATATAATATCAATCATTTGTCATGCTTGCCCCCTTGCGTATTTTGCCCCGTTTCCGTGGACTACTATGGCAATAGATTTGAAGGTATTATCCCCATTGCATTTATTACACTTTTCGCAGGTTGTTTTTGAGCCTTCAAGCGTTGCGGGGCATAGTTTTTTCATTATCTGATATTTCTGATATATCTAGAATGGTTCTAAAGGTTCTTAGGCCTTTATCCCACGCCTTGCGGGCTTGCTCTAGTGTTTCGCATGATGTCATTAATATATTTTTAATGTAATCATATGAAGATGTTTTTATATTTGCCTGGTGAGTGTAGCCCGTGTGAGATTTTGCGAACCTTAGAAGGCCTTCCCATACCTTAGCGGGAACGGCTGCAGGGTCACCATAAGAGCCTAGGCGGATATCCTGGCCAGCCCCCAGCATTGCCAGCGGGTGCAAGTTACTGCCATAATTGAGCTTTTTATAATTCCCCTTCTTATAAGCTTTATAAACTGAAAGCGGTGCCATTGGATTGACATAACATGAACGCTCTGGAGCCATTCCTTTTTTCTTTTGCGGGTCAACTATTCCTTTATGTGGGCAATTTCCGCAAATAGAATAATCTTGGCCCGTGCGGTTTGCGGTTATCGGGTCAATGTCACTTCTAATAATCCAAGTTTGTGCCATATCACCAATTTTAGGGTTTCGTCCTTGCGGCTGATATATAACAACTATAGGTTTATTATCTATCAAACTAGGCCCTTTATATATAATTGTACTTGTCATTTTTCGCCCCCTTCATATTGTTTTTCTACTTCTTTTGACATTTCATAAGGCAATACAGATAAATCTATTGTATGTGGCAATGTCTTAAACTCAGATGTAAAAACTTCCTTTAATGTAGGAAATGTATCTGTTAAGGCGTTGCCCGTGCGGTTCAATGTTATATTGGTAAAATTTTCGCTTTCATCTTCAATTTGATATCCGAAATAGCCGCCAAAAGTTTTATCTTTTCCGTAATGTTTTTTGAAAATGTTTTGTGCTTTTCTTTTAGTTTCCGCAAAAACAATACATTTAACATATCTTGTTTTCTGTGGGAAATCACCGAACCCAAATTCGGGTGTGTTATCGTTTTTATAATGTGAATCTAAAATATAATATTTGTTTTTCATTTTGTATGCCTCTTTATTAAGTTTCATATAGAAACTTTAGCATACTTTTATAAAAAAAAAACAATTATTTTTATATAGATTTCTAGAATGATTCTAAATAAGAATATTAGAATATTCTAATGCATAATATAGGTCTATATTAGTATTTGCTAATATACTAATGCATTAATATTTGTGTTTGTATGGAAGGAAGGGAAGGAAGGGAAGGGAATTTCACCCTCCCCGAGATAAACAAAATGATTTACAAGACTAAGTCCCAAAAGATAGCTATCACGCTTATGATTAGTATCCCTTGTACCCAGTCAGGTGCATTGTAGCAAATTTCTCTAATCTTCTCTAGCATTGTTTGCCTCCATTTGTTTAACTTTTTCCTCAAGCTCGGCCATCTTAGCTTTCTGCTCTTGGTATTTATTTCTACTGTAATTTAAGAATGATTCCTTATTCTTTTCGTAGTACTCTTTGCGCTTTTCTTTTGTTTGCTGGATTTCCTCATCAGTTCTGTTGAGTCTTTTCTCCCGCATTTTGGTAAGAATAGCTGCTTTGTTTTTCTCGTACCACATTTTGTTACTAGATTTCATTTTGTCTTTGTTTTTATCATAATAATCAGGGTCGTATTTACTCATATGTCCTCCTTAGAATGGTATGTCTTCGTCTTTTATGATGTCATCATTAAAAACGCTTTCTATTGTTTTAATATCTTCCTTGGCCTTATTGTATTTGCCTGTATCTTCTGCAGGTTTAATACAGATACTTGCATTTCTTCTGCCATCACGCTCATTAAACCATAGGGTAACATCCATAGTCTCACCTTTAGGTATGATTATGTCTTCTTTAGCAACGAACTTAGGGTTGCTTAGAAAAGGTGGCGCATATGTTTTTACCGCCTGTATACCTTCTATTTTCTTATAAAAAGCATCGGTTTCATCTCCATATGTCCTGTCATTTATAAATATATTTATGTATTGTTTTGCCATATTATCCTCCGTAGATAAGGTCAAATTTTAGTTTTTTTGTGTACCTTCTTTTCTTCTCAGGCAAATCCTTTTTGCTCAAGAGTGCAAGACTATACTCTTCTAGGTGGTCGATAAGATATCTCTCATAATCTTTATCTTTCTCGAATCTCCATATCTTAGTCTTAATTGGTGTCCAATTGACTAAATCTACTTGCTCAACAGGTATGCCTAGCATGTTCAATATCATCATTTGGCCTGCAATCTGTGGTAAATAGCGCTTTGGGAACTCTTTATAATTAGTTTTTCCCATGTTGCTGCACTTCACTTCAATTAATGTAGATTGGTCCTTGCTGATGCCATCGGGCGTTGTACTGATATCTACTACAGTATCTTCTTTTAGGTTTAGCCAGTCCTGGATAACATAGTTTTGTTGATTGTCGCCATAATCTCTAGCAGCCATCTTGTTAACTAATATCCATTTACCAATACCACATGTTTCATGCTCGGTGCCGTAGTTTACATAGCACATCATTTCTTGCGGTATTTCTTTGACCTCGCCAGCCAAGTCTAACTTCAATTGCTCTTCACGTTTAGTGTCCATGCCAAATGCATAGGCCTTAAACATTGAGCTACGAAGATTGTAAGACTTTGCCGAACTGTTTTTCATCGGTTCTACCATCTGCAATACCTCCTGTTTTTAATTGATTTTCTATTTCTTTCTCAACATCTTTAGCATTTTGTATTGCTACAAGGTTGTCATCAGTTACTTTAGTCTCTTCTTTAGGTAAGAATGGTAACTTGTTAGGTGTTGTTGAGCCATTCTGATATAAAGATAGACCTAGTCCAAACTTAGCGAATGCTTTTACCATGCATCGTTGCATGTTATCTTGTATGTCACTTGCATTTGGATTAGATATAGCATTGTAACTATTGTCATAAACAGGCAAGAATGCTTCTTTATGTAAGTTACCTATATGTACTATGCATTTGAGTAGCATTGTGCCATCTTCGTATTTTTCAGGGGCAAACCATTTAACCTGATATTCAGGATAGAAATGTAACATGATTTGGTCTGCGTAAGCCCATGGTAAATAAGAATATCTACCTTTAGTCTCAACCATACCTGTTATATCTACCTTAGATAAGGTGTCAGCTACCTCTTTGTATGTGTTTTTTGTCATATTGACCTCCAATATTGTTTTCATGTCCATATTATAATCATAAATTATTTCAAAAACAAGTTGATTATTGAAATAACCACATATATAATCACATTAAATAACAAGTGAGGTACAAAATGAGTATAGATGAAATGAATGGAATGATAAAAGCATACAAAGAAGTAAAGGAGTATTGTGAATCAATAAAACAAAAAAAAGAAACAGATATTGTTGATAAATCTATAAATAGTACAGTAAGTCTCGTTATTTATTTTTGTGATAAATTCGAACAAATTGTTGAACAATCTATAGATGGTGAAATAGAGAGAATGCATGAAATGATGGAGCGAAAGAAAGATGAATCAGAGGGAGTTTAATTCTTTCATGGATGTGATTGAGAATACATATCCTAAACAAGCTAAGATAAATAACGTGCAGCGTGGTATGTTTTGGCTAAGTTTACAAAAGTATGATTTAGATGATTGTATGTCTGCCCTTCTTTTGCATTGTGAAACTGATGATGGCGAGTGGAAACCACAAATATGTCATCTATCTAAGTTTCTGAAAACATCAGAAGATACCATAAGAGTTATGTTTAATGATTTCTTCAAACGTAAAGATGTTAAAGATGAGAAAGCTAAGGCTATATACAATAGATTAGGCGGGTTAGAGATGCATAAGTTATCTGAATATCAAACTAAAAAGCTGGAAGATAAGTTTGTACAGCTATATTTAGAAGAAGGTAGTAAGGAGACTTTTGCCGCTCTTCCCGATAAATTAAAAACAAAACTAATAGGTAATAAATAATGTTGCAAGCTGGTAAAGGCGATAGATATAGGCCTGTTGACCCAAAGAAATATGGGGATAACTACGACAATATATTTAGAAAAAAAGAAAAAAAGGAAAAAAAGAATGATAAGACTAGGTGAAGAAGAATTAGAGAAAGCTGTGATAGAGATTAGAGAAAAAGGTGCTGAACTTGCTGAAGCTGAAGCTCAATATCAATATCTAGAATCTATGCATAAGATAACTAAAGCTACAGTATTTTTGGAGACTAAAGGCCAAGGTTTAACTGTAAGAGATAGAGAATCAATGGCTGAATCACATAAGGATGTAGTTAAATATATACCTTTGATTAAAGAGCAAAAGAAAAAGTATTTGTCTTTGCGCCACCATATCAGCAGTATCGAAACCGCTTGTAATTTATTTAGAACTAACTCTGCCAATATCAGGGGAGAGAAAAAACTATATGGAGACCTATCGTGAAACATAACAACGACTTTAAATATGATTTAGATTTTGGAGTAATATCTGAAAAGTTTTATGGGAAAGTAATGCATGACTTAATTGAAGGCAAGACTGAATGTAAAGCTGAGAGAGACCAATGGGCCAAGACTGGCAACATGTTTGTTGAGTTTGAATCTAGAGGTAAGAAAAGTGGTATTGCTACAACACATGCAGAACATTGGGTAGTATCATTTTATAAAGGAAACAAGTTATGTTTTACACTAACTGTGCCTATTGAAGACATGAAAAAGATAGCAAGAAAGGGTAAGTTGATACAAGGGGGAGATGAAAATACATCTAAAGGTATGCTTGTAAAAGTAAAAGATGTTATGGACTTCTTTATAAATGGCGAAGAAACCTAATAAAGCTACAAGACGATTATATGAACTAGCTGTCGATTATGGCTGTATTGTATGTAAGAATAAATATGGTGTGTATACTCAACCATGCATTCATCACATAACTGGTGCTGGCATGGCGTTGAAAAGTGATGACTTTATACCCCTTTGTCATCATCATCATCAAGGAGGAGAGGGTATACACACTCTAGGAACCCGTACATGGGAGGATAAATTTGGAAGACAACAAGAACTACTTCGAGAGTTTAAAGAAGTCTGTAAAGAAAAACTTAACTGATAAAGGAGTTATAGTTCACTTTACCAAAGGCGATGACTGTCTTATAGATATCATTTGTAATTACAATGGCAGAATAGCTATGTTTAAGTTCTTGGTTGAGAACAATTTAATTACCGATGGCATGTATCAGTTTAGAAAAAAGTTTTATAAATGGTATTACATTGTTAAAAGGCCTGTAGATGCACTAAAAATATTACATGGAATGCCAATAGAAAAAAGAGTGGATGAGCAAAGAGTTGCTGATAATAAAAAACCAAACAAAAAACATAAAGAAATTAAAGTAGATTTATTTCAAGAATTTTTATTAAACATGGGTAAAAGATGCAAGAAATAAAAATAGATAGTAATATTCCTGTGCCTGGGAAACAGGGTGGAAGGCCATGGAAGTACAAAGAATATGTTGATGCTTTTATATTAATGAAAGAAGGAGAATCTTTTGTTGTATACGATTACAATATAGTAGATTCTGTTAGAAAGTATGCCTGGAGGAATAGTATACCATGTAGATTTAGAACATTAGCTAGAGAGAAATATAGAATATGGAAAGCTGATGAGTAAAAAGTATTGGGCTAAGAATGGAATTAGTAATGAAAGAATTTATTGGCACGCTCTTGTTAAATCATCTACTAGATTTACTAACGAAGAAAGAAGTATACTATATAAGATAGAAGACAGTTTACCTAAACCACATCAAGAAAGTGATAGTAGTTTTCCTTGGGGCGTTTCTTACGCCATGCAAGTGTATATGATTGAGAGATATCGAAAGAATGGAGAAAAATATTTACAACACCTTAAATCTCGTGCCGCAGCAGAAAAGAAAAGATTACAGGAGAGAGAGAATGAAAGTTGAATTATTAACACTTTTAACTGCCAAATCAATGAATTATGAGGTATCATCTTCTGCGAACCACGATGCTATTACCCCACAGGACATAGCTGCGTTTTTAGGGAGTAGGGGATTGACCACAGAAGAATATGATTTTCTTATAGCAAAGTACACAGATAACAATTACGCAAGAGCAATGTTCTTTGACGATATATTTACAGATTGTGCTGATATATTTATTAAGGATAAAAAAGATAAACTAGTATCTAGTGATAAGTTATTGGTGCGTGCATTTGTTAATCTTGCCATCTCTGAAGTTATGGATAATGTGTGTCCTTTTTGTTTAGGCAGAGGTTCGGTTACTAGTGGTGATAAGATTGTGAAGTGTGAACATTGCCAAGGTACTGGACAATTTATATATGATGATAATAATCGATATGAAATTATGGGATATGATAAGAAAGGTTATATGGAATTTAAAAAACAATATATGAAAGTTTTAGAAAAGATAAAGGATATAGAGAATAGTGCTTTATCTAAGATTGGAGATGAATAAAAGTAATCCAAGATACATTAGGCCTGGGTTAAGGCATGACGTTTTAGTAAGAGATAACTTTACTTGTTGTGATTGCGGAGCTAAGGCCCCTGATGTTAAGCTGGTAATCGACCATATAATTCCTGTAAAACATGGAGGCAAATCAGAGTTCTCTAATTTAAGAGCCACTTGCGAAACATGTAATCAAGGTAAATCAGATAAAATGCCTGGTGAAATAAAAATACTAGAAACAAAAAAGAAAACCATAAAAAAATTACAAGAAGAAAAAATAAAGATACAGAAAGATTTAGAAAAACAAGAAAAAAAATTAAAATCTAAAAACTTTATTCCAACAAAGATAAAAAAATTTATGGAAAAATTATTTTCTGAATATGGATTAACAATAAAGATTAATAAAGTCGGGTTAAATACTATAAAAAGATTAACAGAAAAACATTCTATAGAAAGAATATATGAATCAATAGATACATCAGAAAATATCTTAGAACAAATTGTTGAAAAAGAAACTTTTGAAGAAAAAAAAGAAGTTATAGAAAGGTTTATAAATACTGTTATTTATCACACAGAAACAACAGATTATGAAAAAAGGAAAGGGTACTTAAGAGGTGTTGTAAGGAATAGAGTTTCATATTTTGGGGATTCTGAGCTTTATACTTTATCTTCAGACCTTGGTTGCTTTATGAGACAGTTCGATAATAAAAAAGATAAGATGGAAGCAATAGAATATTTGATAAAGTTAGCTAAAAAACATCCAAAAGGATGTTCTTATGGGTCGTTAGCTGTAAAATTTTACGAATTTATAGAAACCTTTAGCGAAGCCTGTAAAAATTATAATAAAAAATAATTAATGAAAAAAAACAGGCTCTAGAATGCCCGTAATCCAATTTAATTAAGGTGTCTGGTACGATTATAACCCACTAATGCGTAAGTCTCTTCTCGTCTACCTCAGAAGCTTCTGAAGGCTGTTCAACCTTTTCCTCTTCTGTGTGGTCCTTAATTGCTGCTAACTTAGGTTTTAGAGCAGGAATCTTGCTAACTAGGCCTTGTAACTCTTCTATTAGCTCCTCGTCAGTTTTATTTTGTCCTTTCTCTACATTTAAATTTATATTCTGAGAACTAAAACCACCCATTTCTAAAACTAATTTTGCTGTGTTGAGTCTGACATTGTCTTGCTCGGAATGTAATAGGTTTTGTAATACAGATATTGCGAGTCCTGATGTAGATGCTATACGCTCTTCATTCTTTTGTTTGATTTCGGCAACGTATTTGTTTTTAAGATAGTAACCCATTTGTCTAGAATCATCTTTCCATCCAGCTTTAGCTGATTGTGTTGCATTACCTGCTGTCTCTCCCTCTAGGTAATAATCTATAAATTTTTGTTCGTCTTCTTTACTTATCTTTCTGGGCATCTGCGTTCTCCAATAACCATATCTTTAATTTATTAATTGTCTCTTTAGGTAGAGGTAAGTCTTTTCTATATTTAATCCAAGACTTATCCAATACGAGACTCCCATCTATATCTACTTGCGTATCAGATCCTGAGATGTGACTAACAAGTGTTATAGTTTTGTCGTTTTCTTCAACGACTAATCCGATTGATATACAGTCAGCTAATGTGCTTTCTAATTCTTTTATGTTCGTCCACCCTGATGTTGGGGTGATTGCATCTTCCCAATTTATCACTACTAATTTTGGTTTCATTTTTTGTTTCTTAGATAATTAAGATAATCAGCACCCTCTTGTACTTCCCAAAATACTTTAATAAAGTCTGGATGATCTTCTGTGAGTTCAGTATTAAATACAGCAACAGCACAAGCTGACATCATCTTACATGGAAGATTAAGTTGTTTAGCAAAGTTGTCGTACTTCTTATATGAACCTACTTGTACACAGTGCATAATCTTATCTGAGTTAGCATCCTTGATAGGGCTATATCCTGATACATGAGTATGACCTGCTATGAGTAAGTGGTCTCTTGCATTGAACAATGCGTGTTTAACAATACCATGAGCTGTATTGTACATGGAATGTCCTCTGAAATTATGAGAACAGTTTACCTTTATTTCGTGTTTAGGTAGTTTGATTTTAAGTCTTGCGTTATGGTTAGAGTATACAGTTTTTAGAGGTTTACACATCCAAGTAATCGGATCACCCTCCATAGCCCACATATCATGGTTTCCTGCAACGATAAAGATATAAGGTGTTGCATTGACTAACCATTCTACTAACTGCCATTGTTGTTCGCCATTAGTTGTTTGGTCTGCCCATAATCCTGCTAACTTACCACGTCTAGCCCAGTTATTAGATAAGTCACCAACAGAACAGGCATACATACCCTCTGTATCATTGACTATATCTATGTGCTTTCTAAGTGATACCCAATCACATCCATCATCATCAACATGAGGATCGCCTTGAATATATAATCCTATAGGTTTCTTATCATTTATCTTTATGTTGATAAACTTTTCAGACTTTTCTCTTGCTTCTTTTCTTTTGAATACTTCTGTTCTTGCATTGATTAATTCTTCTGTAGACCAATCAAGATTCTGAGCTTCTTCTAATTCATAATTCTTTATAACTTCAGGGTTTGATGTTTTCTTATTACAAGTCCTGCACTTCCATCTCTTTCTTTGTTTTTCTGAGCCATCTGTACCTGCTTTAATCAAGTGGGTTGATTTACAATGAGGGCAACATAAAGCATTACCATCTTCATTTCTTTGTATGATACCTACTCTACTGTAGTTACCACCATTGTTATGTATTTGGTTTGTCATTTGTTTTTTTCCTGTTTAATTAGATATTCGAGATACCACTTAGCTTTCTCTAAGTCTTGTATAGGTGTGCCTTTGTAAGGGAATCGGGTAACGTATTTCACGATGTTCCCACGAACATAATCCATATCCCATGATCTTATGTATTCGATTGTCTCTATACCTTTAGTATAATGACTTGGTCGATTAATAAGGTCTTCTTTCTTCTTCATCAATCTTATCCATAACTTCATCCCAAGTTATCGGTGTACAATTTAAGAACACTATACCACCATATTTATAGTCAAGTCTATTATTGATTCTTGACTTAATGCTGATTTCTGCTTTGGGATCAATCGCATGGATTGCTTTGATGATTTGCATTTCCCTTTTTGTGTAGGGAATATTTGCACTCATAGTTATCTCCTATTAGTTTAAGCATATATCCATCTAGTGATGTAATATGACATAACCAATATAAGTATAAACTCTAAGACTGATAGTTCAGGTCTTAGATATTTCGTTCTTACCTTACTTAATAAGAACTTAATTATCTTTATCATCGCATTAAAGGATTACTATTTCTAGCTTTTAAACCCTCTAATTCTGTTCTAAGTATTGATAATTCTTTTTCTAGTGGCGTTATGTCTGGAACTGTTCTGGACTCAACCACCTCTAATCTGTTTAAAATCTGCCCAACTTGAACAAACAAACCACCTAATGTAATAACTAGTCCTAGTATTCCTGCTATTGTCTTGATGTCCATAGTCTGTCCTCGTAAGTTTGATTTGGGTAAATGTTTCTAATATCAACATAGTTACTGTTAGTGTATGTACCTATATCAATACTTTGTAATTCAGGTTGTATAAATATATCTGTGTTTACTTTTGAGTAAGAAGATATTTTATTATCTTTAGCCATGACTTTAGCTACTATCATTTGTGTAGCTTTTAGCTGACCATCTATTGTTTTAATTTTGTCTGCTACTTTAATAGATATTTCTTCTATTGTTAGTTCGGTTTCAAAACTCCTACTGTTGTCTTGTGTGCTTTCAGATACTCCTGCTGATTCTGTTTCGACAGCTCCTCCTGTATCTTCACCCACTTCCGTATCTCTTTCTGTTTCTTCGACAACTTCTGTTTCATTTACTTCCTCCAAAGGTGCTTCAACTATTTCTTCAAATACTTCTTCGATAGCAGGTTCTTCTATAACTTCTTCTACTATCTCAGGTTCTATCATAGCAGGAGCTAATACAATAGTCTCCTCTACAAATTCTTCTTCTATAAAAATAGGTTCTTCTATTATCTCTACAACTGGTTCTTCAAAAACTACTTCTTCAATAATAGGTTCTTCGTAAACAAATTCTTCTATATATATCTCTTGTATATCATTCGATATTTCTGTAATAGCTGATTGTGTTGCAACATCTACTACTACAGGATCATACTCGATAAACAATGTAGGACTTTTTAAGTCAGCACCATAATGAGATATAGAATTACTGTTCTCATTAAAAGTATATCTAACTGTTATGTCGTAATCTTCTTGGCTATTGTTACCAATAATAATTGAATCAGTATGTGTGCAATAATAACAGCCATCGTTGTTTATAGTTTTAGTCTGTGTAGTTACATTGCCATTATCATCTACTAAAGTTTGTGTTATCTCTACGTTTTGTTCTATCTGATTCCAGAACCAAATATCTGCACCTGCCGTAGATGTAAACCCATTATTAATAATACCTTTAGATAATCCTGCATCATTTTGTAATGAGATACTATTTTCTATGTATTCTCCATCAACACCTGCTGCAATATTATTACCATGATTGTGGTCATTTGTTCCAGACCAACCATTGGCAAAGTTATTGCCATCATAAATTTGTTGGTTAAGGAGATTTTCTGTGGTGTCTGAATTTGCCACTAGAGGTAGCATTAACAGTATCAAAAACTTTTTCATTACCTAGTTCTTCCCATCGTTGTTTAGCTTGTTCACCAATCAATCCATCTATAGGACATGGTGTACCTGCATCCATCATGGATTTCCAAACAGACTTGTCTTGGCACATCAATGATATCGCTGCGACTTTCATACCTAAACCATTAAGTAGTTTAGCTTTCTTTCTGCGTTCACATTCCATATCGTGATAATAAGTACCCATAGATGTGCTAAAGCCAATAACAGTCATGCCAATAGAAAGGGGTATTACACAACTGTCTTGACCATATACTGACATAGCAGGTGCTGTTGCAGAATTAACAGCAGTCTCTTGATTAGAGTTATTAGTTGTAGAATTACTTGTGGTATTAGTTTGTCCACCAGTATAGTTATTGGTTGTCTCTTGCGAGTAACCACCTGATATAGATGTGTTACTGCCTGAAGCATTTGTCTGATTATTTGTTGTAGCACCTGATGATGTAGTGTCTGACACAGCATCTTCTATTGCGTACCCTAAGATTAATACAATTATAATAACAAGTGCTATATATATTCTATCCACGGCATTTCCATTTACGAAGTGCTAGTGCTTTACGAGTTGGTCTACCTTTAGAATCTTTCATAGGACCTTTAACACCAGACATTCTTGCACAAAAACTTGCACGTCTTCCTGCAGCTTTTGATCCTGGCTTTACCTTACCTGTTACAGGTCTTTTTAAATTAGCACCTGTAGTACGTTTAAAATGTTTTCTTCCTGCTTCGTTTAATCCACCAGTTTTGCTTTGATATCTTTTAGCTACCATGTTATCTCCTTGTTGCAGCAGAACCGAAATAGAATCCTGATATCGCTGCTAAAAAATGTGTGTCTGCTGTAGTAATAACTACACCTGATATTCCTTGAAATGTTGTAACTTCTTCTATACTGCCGAATATCCACCAACCCTCTTTAACTTGTTCAAGATACATAAGATGTACTTGTACTGATGGGTCTAAGAATACTGCTAATTTAGGTAAACAGATAATAAAGAACACAGCTAATAATGCCATCCATCTTCTTGTTGTAGATTGATATTGACTGTTATCTTTTCTTGCATCTTCTACTGATGCACGATTTATCTCTGCTCTTTGCATAAGATACTTTTGTTGATCTGCTGCGTCTTTAGATTTCTGTGACCATATAGAAAGTAACCCAGTAAACAAACTAGAGCCAAGCATGGTTATTACTTCAAAAGGTATCATTCTACTTTCCTTAGCGTTAAGTTTTTAAACTCTTCTAGGCCTGATAATTCTGTAAGAACATTTTTAGTTAATACACCCTTTCTCATTTGGTCAGCTACATATTCTTGTAACTCAGGTAATGATTTTGTTTTCATTTGGTCTAATAAATATTTTGCTCTTACTTTTACAGTAAGTTGTTTTACCCTTGCGTCTGTTTGAGTTAAACCTTTTTTATAGTTATCAAACTTAGTTTTTAATCTTCTTTGTACGCTTGGTGTTAATTGGCCAAGTTCTATTGATTCTTGAAGTACATCCAAAGCTTGCTCAGGTTTGTTAGCTTCATTTGCATCTCTTATTTGTCTAAAGATATCAGAAGCTATTCTTCCGTCTTTTGCTCTTTCGGTATTGTCTATTCTTGTAAACTCTTCTATTTCAGACTGATAACCCGCTCTATCTTCAAACTTCTTTTTATAACCGCTACCAAAGAATCTACGAGCTATAGGAATATCTTTTTCTTTTATACCTTCCCATCCTTTGTTGTATGCATCAGAAGTTACATTGACTAACCTGCCCATAGTGCCACCTATACCGCCAGTAAACATTTGAAATAAATGTTTTAAATTTTCAGGAGATGTTTCTATGCCTAATGCTTCAGCAGTTTCTGCCATAGAGTATGCAAGCTCGCCACCATATGTATCCATAGTATGTGAGTACATTCTTTCTTTAGCAGCCATAGGTCTTGTTTCCATCCATTCAGGCCTAATAGTTCTTCCTAATCCGTCTTTGTTACTTTTTAATTCAAAGTATGGTCTAGCAATAGTTGGTATTATACTTCCGCCTGTTGGGTTATAAGTATCTCCCATCTCTCTTATAATATCTGCTGCTGCTTCTCCTGCTTTATCTACAGTCATTTCTTGATTTATTGTCTTTTGTGCGTAATCTGCTGCAACAGCGAATGGAACCATAGAATAACCTATGGGTATAGATACATATTGTGGGCTTCCGTCATCTTTAACACCTGTTAAAAATACTAAAGTTTTATTTTTTATAAATTCACTACCTGATGTTGTTTTAAGTTTTTCTTCCCAATCAGGGTCTACGCTAGTATTCCATTTATTAATTGCATATTTTAAGCCCATCAAAGTTCCAAAAAATCCTACAGCAAGTTTTGGTTTACTTGCTAAGTTTTTTAAAAATACTTTACTAGCTTGTAGCGCAGGGTTTGCAAAAAGAAATGTTGCTCTAACTAATCCTTTTTCTGTACCACCTAGTGTAGGGTCAAAAGATGAATCTCTTGCTGCTATTGCTGCTGCTTGTCTAGATTTACCTGACTGTATAGCTAACTTGTATGTTGCAAATCTAGTTCCATCTTCAAACATTGTGTTAACTTTGTTTATCCAATTACCAACAGCATTAGCAGTTTTTTTACCGCTTCCTGCATCCAAATTGTTAGGTAAATTTTTTATTTCATCTATAATTTCAGTTCTTGTTGTTAGGCCAAGCCCTCCAACATTCCCCCCATCTTCTACAAATTTATCGTAAAGGTCATATAATTCTCTTTCTTTTGCAGTTTCAGGTGGGGTTTTGTTTAATTTTTTTCTAATAATCCCCATGTCTTCATTTATAGCTTTGAATGGGTTTATAGTTCCTAGCCCAGGCTTAGAACCTAATCTTATAGTATTATTAACTAATGCTTCTGTTCTATCTCTAAATAAGTTAGGTATTACAAAGTCAGGGTTAAGTCTTGTATATATACTACCTAAATATCTGTTAGCGCCTGATGCAAAATTATAAATCATTTGTGTTATTGGCCCCATGTCTTTTTGTGGTGCGCCTTTGAAAACCCTAGCTAGCTGTGGGTCTGCAAAATCCATATGATACTGTTCGCCATTTCTAAAAAAACTTAATGTTGTATCTCTATTACCTTTTCCTTGAGCATAATTTTTTCCATTAAATTGTTTTAATATTCCTTTTGCAGCATCCCTGTTTATAGGGTTATCCACTAAATCAACAAAAGATAAATTAGTTTTATTAAGTTCTGCTTTTCTTGCAATGTTTGCTAAATTTTCTGTAATGTTTTCTCTTATAGATTTAACTTCTAAATCACTACCAATGTCGTCATAGATTCCTGATACTTTTACATCATAAGGGTCTGCTGAAAATAGCTGTGTATCTTCATCTAACTTTCTTGTTAAAGGAACATAGTTTTCTCCATATTCTCTTTTGTATTGTGCTAGTTTTTCTTTTGACAAAAGGCCACTATCTAAAGCAAGGTCGTTTGTTCTTTTTACTTGGTCTCTTAATATGTTTATAGAATTGTTTAAATAACCTGTAAGACCTCTAGATTCAAAATCTTTTACAAATTCATTTGCAGCCTCAGTAGACATGCCTGATTTTCCTTCGCCTTTTAATTTATTATAATCTAATGCATATTTAGCATGTAAATAATTGTCTAAGTCGGTGCTTAATTGTTTTGGAGAAATTCCTCTTCTTGCCGCTACTCTAGTAAGCTCATCATCTATAAGTTGACTTTCTTCTGATAACGCTTTTAAGTTATTTGTTATTTTAGCTTCTTGTAGTCTTCTTTTTGCGTAGTAATCTTGTTGGTCTTTTCCCATAGCTACGCCTTTTTCGTTTTGATATTCTCTTACTTTTAAGACACCACCTTCATTATATTGACCATCAGCAGAAGTATCTTGTAGTCTTCTTGCTCGTATAGCTTCATCTGATAATTGTTCTCTAACATTTGTTAGTTTATCTTTAGCAATGCCTTGATATATTGTTTCATCTTCTTCACCAAGATTTCTAAGTTTACTATACATTCTTGTTAAGTCAGGGTCAGAGTTTTCTCTAATAACTTTAGACATTAATTCAGCAGGGCTTCCACCATACTTTGTAAGAAGTCTAGATATTCCTGCTCCAGTTAAACCTAATGCACCACCTAATGCGCCACCCGTTATTCCTGCGCTAGCTAATTCTTCTATTGTTGGCATCCTGCCTTCATCTATAACAACTTCACCAGTAATACCTGCTGCACCTATACCTGCACCTAGTGCGCCTTGTCTTACTAAAGCATCTTGAACAGCACCTACTCCTTTGGTTGCTTTCATCCCTGGTATTAAATTTATAAATGCATCGGCTACTAATCTTCCTTTTGATATGTCATCAGGATTTGTAATTCTTTGTGCTGCGTATGAACCTGCTGCACCTGAAGCTAAAGCTCCAAAAATATAAGTTAATGGGCCTCCAAATGCTGACGCTGTTCTTCCGCCCTCTGATATAGCAACTTCTGCTGCTAATGCTTGAGCCATTTTACCCGCACCTACATCTCCACCTGGAGTAGGCCTTACAGGTTCTTCATCAGATAAAGATGGTGTTTGCAAGTCTTCAGGTAATACAAAAGAACTTTCTTCATCTTTTAGTTCATCAGGTAATACAAATTCTACCACTTTAACTCCTTATTCTGTGTATCCTACTTTTTTAAGTTCGGATATTACTTGTTCATCACTTAAATTAGGATTAGCTTTTTTAGCTGATTCTAAAACTTCGTTTGTTATTTTCTTTTGCGATTGACTTATAATCTTTCCTAAAATATCTGTAGCGTTAGCATCAGTTCTACCGCTATAACTGTATGTGCCATCTTTGTTTTGTGATACATATATTGTAGCAGTACTTCCTAAGTTCTTTTGTCCTTCTGCTAATGCTTGTGCGCCAGTTCTAAATTTAGTTCTAGCTTCTGATACAGTAGATGCTGCGGTTAATGCTTCTTTTGCTGACCCGCCTTGCAATAAACTTAAACCCGCTCTTAATAAGGCAGCGTTTAAAACTTCTTTGCTAGTAGCAGATGTTGTTGGAGATATAACTTGACTAAATCTTGCTGAAGGTTCTTGTTGTTCTTGCACTCCAACAGGTGTAGCAGTTACTGTAGGTTGTGGTTGAACTTCGTTGTTACCAAAAACTCCTAGGTTTTCTAGACCTTTGTAACCACCATATGCCAACAAACCATAAGGGCTTCTTGTTAAAGCAAAACGACCTGCCGAAAGTAAACCTGATAATGCTCTTTGTCCTAGTCCTCTTGCGGCTAATCTTTGTTGTTCTCTAATTTTTGCTTGCGCTCTTTCTGTTTTTTCAAATTCTATTCTATTTTGAGCTTGCCTTTGTTGTTGCGTTTGTTGAGCGCCAGTATTTTTACGATTTTTCCTTTCTTCTTGTTCAGCAACTGTTTCTTCTACTGGTCTCCCGTCTGGTCCTAATATTGCCATCTATATCTCCTATTTTAATAAACTGCCATAGTATTGATTTAAGTCAATTGGCTGTAATCTAAGGCCTGCTGATGCAGAAGGCATTGATATCGGTCTTAAATCCATAGGAGCAGGTTGAGTTGCATCTAAAAGTCCTGATAGTCCTTGTACTAAATTCATAGTTTCATCTGCCGACATATTAGAAAAATTATCTCCTAGGTTCGATAGCATACCCATTATTCCTCCAGGCTGCATTTGCCCAGTTTCTAAATTATATGCTCCACCTATTCCTTGTTGTAACTGGTCTTGCGTTACTTGCCCAACATTACCGCTAGGGTCTACCGAAGCAACTGGGTTTACCATTCCTTGTTGTTTAATTAAATTTTGTTCAAAAGTGGGAGAACGCAATTGTTGAAATTTTCTTACTTCTTCAGGTGAAGTAAAAATACCTGATGGGGCTACAGGATTGTTTGTAAAAAAATTTAAAAGCCCTGGTATGTTAAAAAATCCGCCTTGTTCCATAATATTTCTCCTATCTAAATAGTCCTCCTAATAATCCACCGATAACAGCCCCTGGCGCACCACCTATTGATGCTCCTGCTGCGGCTCCGCCTGCCGCACCTTGTAAGAAACTAGGTCTGCTGCTTTGGCCTGATGTTGTTATTGTGCCTGGTAGAATATTACCCGCTACAATATTTCCATATTGCTGTAGTGCTTGAGTTGGCGCTGCCTGTTCAAATGCAAATCGTTGCATAGCTTCTGTTATAGGCTGTTGCGCTCTTGCTGTTTGTGCTTGGCCTACTTGTCCTAGTGTTGCCGCAGGTAGGGCAAAAGTGTTCATAATACTTGGTGCAAGTCCTAATGTTGCAGCTTGTGTTTTTAACACATCTCCATACACATCTCCATACAATTTAGATGCAACATCGGCTTGTTTCTGAGTAATATCTCTTATAACTTCTGATTCTAAAATAGCTTGTCTTGTACCGCCTAATTGGCCTTTTCCTGTAGCATCCCTTCTTGCTTGTTGTAATAACCTTGAACCACTCTCTTCTATAGGTCTAAGATTTGCTGCTAATGTTTCTTGTAGCATTGGGTCTTGAAACCTTTGTGCAGGACTCATTAATGCTTGTTGAAATCCTGGAACAATAGAACCATATCCTAATCCTGCTTGAGCTAATGCTGCTTGTCTTTGTAAATTTTCAGCTTGATAAACTGTAGGACTAGCTTCAGCATAAGTTCTGCCTGGATAGAACTGTTGCGGCCCTTGTTCATATAAATTTTGTGCTTGTTCATATAAATTAGTTAGGTAAGGTGCTTGACCTGCCCATGGCTCTGATTTTTGTGTTTGGGTTGTGCCTCCCCCTCCACCTTTACTCATAATATTCTCCTAATGTATGGTTGTGAGTTCTTTTCCGACTATGGTGTATGTTTGTTCATAACCAAAGTTTTTTAATTTTTTAACGAATCCTTTTCTGCATACTGTTTCCATAGCATCACAGTCTTGTTCTATTGACCATTCTTCCAGTATTTCTAGTGTTTGCTCTACCCATTCATCCATTCCTTGCCCACCTAGTGTAACAATACGACAGACCTTTTTTTGTGGATAGTTTATAATTTGTGTAGTAACTACAGCTTTAATTTCTTTTCCATTTTCCTCATCAAAAACAACCCAAAGTTGCATTTCTGCATCTTTTAAAAAGAAGTAAATATCATGCGTATTCATTTCTTCTTGAGCTTTATTAATACCCATTTCTACATATTTTTTACAGTCTTCCCAAACATCATCAATATATCTTGATGGTATACCAGATACATAAATCATCGCTTTCTCCTATTGACTTACTTGTATAATACTGAGTGTAACAGATGGTGTTGATGGAGCAAATGATGTAGCTGCAGTATTTTTTAAAGTAACATCTGTGTCATCTGATGCCCACATTGCTTGTAAATATTGTCCTGCTGTTATGCTAAATATTCCATTTCTTGATACAACTTTCTTCTGCCCATTCTCATGTAGTGTACTAATAATTGTAGACGCTGCTGATGTAGCTCCATTTATCTTTGGAAAAAAATATACAGTTTTTGTACTAGCACTATCAGCTGTTAGTGAAGCATGAAAACTAATATAGTATTTGCCTGTATGAGTAAAATTTAATTTAGTTGTATCTGTGCCATCTACAGTTATACCTTGTTTATCTCCTGTAGTATTCCAAGTAATTCCATAAGCTGTATCTGCTAATGTTGGTGATTGGTCTACTGTTGATGAAAAGAAACCAAAATCTCCTGCACCACTGCCACCTGCAAATGCTCTCCATACAGTACCATCATAGTAATATAGGTTTTCACCTTGTCCTGGATTCCAGTTAGTACCATCAGCATAAGCAATATCGCCTTGCTTTACTCTGCTAGGTGCAACATTCTTTTCTTCTATAAATGCTATAGGGTTTTCTTGTAATGCCCCTTGTAGTTTAGTAAGTTCTTCAAAGATATATCTAGGTAAATCTTCTGAGTTAGCAGGTACAGGATTAGGTACATACTTAGGAGCTTGTGCCATTATCTTTCCCCTATAACTTCATACTCTAAATCATAGCCATTAAGTTCAAATGGACTGTTATCTGTGTGTTGAAATCTTACTGCGATGTATTTACCTGTTGACCTACAATCCACTTTGTTATTAAGTGTTGGGTCAAAGTTTTGTCCTGCTGTATAAGTATATGTGCCATTAGGTGACATAGAACTTCCAACTGATACAACGACAACACCTGAACCACCTACTTTAGGTGTTAGTTTTCTTACTTGTTTAACAGTATTCGTATTACCATCTAAGGTTAATCCTTTTCTTTCTAGTGTAGATATGTAGTTTTCGCCATCAAACTGTCTGCCAAAATCACCACGATACAATTTAGTATCTGCAACACCTGCCATCAATATACTTCTTTCTGTAGGATTATAGGTTCTTTCTCCCCATATTCCATCATAAGTTGTCCATGTAGCTGTCTGTGTATTCCAAGTTATGGATGTTGCCCCAGGGTCTACAATTCCAGGACCAATGTGATAAATATTAGGCAAATCACGAAAAGTAAATGAGTTATTAACATAGTTATAAATTAGTGCTTTATTGCAATATTGTGAACCGATACTAGGATAACACACCCACATCTCAGATTGCTGAACATTGTGTGTGCAAAATGTTAAGTTGTAGTAGGCATCATTAATATCATCAAATAGCTGTCTTTTAATTAAATCAGTAGCTACAGACTTTTTAGATACTCCGTTGTGTACAATTAAATCACCTTGCGTTACCACAAAATGGTTTCCGTCAAATTCTGCTATACAGTTTCTTGTCAATACGCCTGTATCGTTAAATAGTTTTTGAAAACTAAATACAAGGTTTCCCCCTATATAGTTAGGCTAACCATGTAGAGTTTTCTTTGTATATAACAAATGATTGCTTGAGAGCCAAACCATCTACAATAAAATCTGATTCATCACCTATGGTTACAGAACCTGCGTCATTAGTTGCTGAGCTGTCCATGAAGAAGGTAATGCAAAGTTTTCTGCTGCATCTCCCCATCTAACTTTGTTAGGAAGTTCTGTGCCACTTTCTGTAAGATTAGTGCCATTAAATAGTTACCAAATGCTTTTATAGTTTTGCAAGTTGTATTAGATGGCCAATTAGTTAAATCGCTAAAATTACTTGCACCTGTTGTTGCTAATACTTGTGGGTCATCTACTCCATTACATAGAATAGGTAAACCATTATAAATAGTTCCTGTCCAGTTTCCTATGTAGTTAAGTTAGTTGAGTAATCTCCACCTGATGACCTTGTAAAGTCTGTGTGTGTTGAGCTACCACTTTGTCTGTAAATCTTTGCTGTACCTGCATAAACCAATATACATTTGTGCCTGATTGCCCAGTTAATAACAAAATATGGGGCTACTGTTGGTGTGCCGAATACCTGGTCATGTCCTTTAATTTTTTTAGCTGCATTATCTGCAAATCTTATGTTAGATGCTTCTGAATAAAATTCAGGTGGCAATACAGTATTGTTTGTATCTTTTACTAGACCTTTAGGTGCAGGTGCTACAAATGTTGCCATTATGCAGTTCTTCTCCACATATATGCAACGATGTATGGTGGCATGTTGTTGTGAGCTCCACCTCCACCAGTATTGTCTGTTACTATGTTGTCAGCAAGAGTTGTTCCATTACCACCTGTAATATCTACATCATTAGAGTTGAAAGGTGGTTTACACCCTTAGGGTTATTGTGATTGTGAGATGGCATTTCAGCAATACTCAATGTATGAGTTTTAGCACCACCTGTTTCTTGTAATGCGTCAAAATCACTATCTGCTGCGTTATAACCAACCATCATTCTGCCTGAACCAAACGCTGCCCATGTGCCGAATCCTAATAAAGTTGCAGGGTTAGTTGTTACTGCTGCATTTATATAAATAGATCCTACAGGATATATGTCTGACATAGTTACAAGTCCACTACCTGCTGACAATGCACCTGTAATAGTTAGGTTTCGTATTGCTGTTACATCTTTGTTTGCATCGGCAGTTACGGCTTTAGACGCTTGAACAGTACCAAGTGTCGTTATATCTACATAATTAAGTTCTGTAGTGTTTGCAGTTACGCCATCTAGTAAATTTAATTCTGCCTGTGTACTTGTTACAGCACCTGATAAATTTGGGAATGTTGCTTTTACTGTCGATTTTATAAGTCTTAAATGGTCATCACCCTCAGATACGGCATCACCTGCTGTAGGGTTTGAGCTGTTAAGACTGTCTATATATGTTCCTGTTTCTAATCCCATTAGTTACCTCTAATATTTTTGTGTTAATGCTTTAATTTCTGCATCAGTTAGTCCTAATGCTTTTAATTTGTTTGTGCCATTTGTTTTATCAGTTGCTTTTTGTGTTTCTGCGTCTTTAATTTCTTGTATTTTTGCATTAACATCTGCTTCACTTGGCATTGTAGCTGAATCATTTGCAAGTTCTAAGTTAGCATATGCCATTCTTTCACTACCAGTATAATCTTTTTTCCATTTATACCATTGACCTTTATCTGTATTAAAATAAGCTAATGATAGTTGTAGATAATCTTTTGCCATTATGTATCTCCAAGTCTAATAAAACTTACACAAGTTAAATTTTCATTTGTGTCTCCCTGTATATAGCTACCTGACCCTATTGATAATGCTTGAAAATAAAGTTTGCTATTTGTCGTGCTTGTTACATCATAAAAACATGTTGAATAAGCTGAAATTATAGGGTCTCCACCTGTTGCAGTAGTAAGTGTATCTGATGATGATGTTGCACTATTGTATGCAACAGTAACCCAATTTATATTATCGTTATCATCTGTAGGAACAAAAGTAACCATTGATTCAATCATATATATACCTGTTTCATTAAATGAAAAGTAAGGGTTTGAAAAGTTTACACCACTACCAACTTTGCCTGTTACTCCGTCATCTGCTCTTTCAAAATTACTAACACCACCTGTATCTGATGTTACATTTGTAGTCAATCTCCATATATCTGCTTGTGTTATTCCACCACTAAGCCCTGTTAATGCAGAACCATCTATTGCAGGTAGAGCCGAGCCATCTGTTAAAACATTTCCTGATACAGCAGGAAAATTAATTGCTCGTGTACCTGCTTCAGAAGGAACATCTATAGTTACTTGCCCACTTGTACTACCTTTAATTACTAATGCCATTATTGACTATCTCCTAATCTTATAAAACTGAATGATGTTTCATTTTTATTTGAATTTCCTCTTATATACGAGTTAGAGCCAAAAGATGATGTTACAAATTTTACTTTAACTTGTGATGTGTCTGTTACATTTACAAAACATTGAGAATATGCTGTTACTTGAACACTATTAGTTCCTTGGTCATCACCACCAACAGCATCTGCACTTGGATTATAACTACTGTTATCTGTAGTTACATGAGTTGCCAATACAGCTGTGCCATCACCATCTGCTGTTTCTATCATTGCATGTACTTTTACTTCATATACACCTGTTCGTGGAAATGTAAAAATACCTGAAGATTCAGTCATACCTGTTCCTATTTTAGCAAAACCATCAGTATCACATCTTTCAAGATTTGCAGTCAAATCAGCATTAGTACCACCACTTGTGTCAGTAGTAAGTCTAAACATATCAACTTCAATTTTCCCATCAACGAGAACATCTACATTATCTAATTCTGTACCATGTAATGTTAATGCCATTATTCACCTACCAACGCTTTAATTTGAGCATCTGTTAATCCTAATTCTTTTAGCTTTGCTTTGCCACTTGCTCTGCTTGTTTGTCTGTCTGTTTCTTCTTGTATTACTTGTTGAGCTACTGCTTTTACTTCATCTGTGTAGTCATATGAGCCATCATCTTTTTTTACCATGTCAGCAAAAACGTCATCACTTACCTCGACATAACCATCTTCTACTATATATGATATTTGTTTTACTACATTACCTTCTATGAGTGCATATTTCATTATGATATCTTCCTTATAATTACACTTGAATATATAGAACTTCTAGTATCATTCATATAATGCCCTAATCCTATATCGGCTTTTGCACTTTGTGTTCTATGTCTTAGTTCAAATACTTTTGTGCCTGATATAGTAAATCTTCCATAAACAGGAGAAAATCCACTAGTTAATGTGTTCCAAGCAGAATTGAAAATCTGCATACCTAAAACTTCTATATCACTATCAGTTACGTTATATAAAAATGCTCTGTGATGGTCTACTGCTAAACCACTTGCCAATGCTTCGACAAAATACGTTCCAGCAGGTAATGTTATTTGATTAGATGAAAGACTAGCTCCTGTAATTTCATTTGTTTTTACTGTGTTTAAATCTCTAATATTATCTGTATTTGCACTAGCAGAACCACCATGTGTTGTTGTTCCTTTTTCATCTTGAACATGTAGTAATTTTAATGCACTTCCTACAAAAGAGTTTGCTGTAAGATTACCACTAGCGTCCATTGACATTTTTGTAGAACCATTAGATTGAAAATCTATAGCACCACTTGTATCTGATACAAACTTTAATCCATCTGATGTATCTGCATTAATCTTAACTGTCATAAGATAACTAACCTCTCTCCTGATGGGATTGTTACTGTAACCCCTGTATTAATCGTTAATGGTCCAACGCACATAGCTGATTTATTAGTAGATAAAGTATAGTTGGTTGTAACTACTCTTTCGTTTTCTTGGAATACTTCGTCTCCACCTGCTCCAGTAGCACCACCACCTGCTCCACCAATCGCACCCCAAGCACTACCATCGTAGCCCTCGAATCCTGTTGTTGTAGAGTTAAATCTAAACATACCAGTTGCAGGTGAGCCATCTCGTTGTGCTGTTGTACCTACAGGTATTTCGGCACTTCCTGTACTAGCAGTTTCTGTTACCTTGCCATCTAGTGCTGTTTGTAATCCATCGACATTAGATATGATGTGGTTGTGCGAATCATCTGCAACTGTAACTGTAATAGCTGTTGTTCCACTACCACTAGCATCACCACTTAATGTTATTGTTTGGTTGCCAGTTAAGTATGATGAATCATTAGTAAACATACTAATGTTACCTGATTTATTGGTAAGTGTATCTGTAGATGAAGCTGTAATAAACCCTGCATCGTTAGTCCATTGACTGTTACTTCCTGACTTATTAGTTAGAGTATTAGTTGAACTTGCAGTAATGTAAGAACCTAAATCAGATATGTTTGATTCTGTAATCGTTATTGTATTTGACGAACTATTGATTGTTTTATTGGTTAGTGTTTGTGTGCCTGATAAAGTTGCAACAGTTGAATCAATCGCAAAAGTAACTGCATTACCACTACCACTTGTATCTATACCTGTACCACCAGTAAAGGTTAGTGTTTCAGTATCTAGGTCAATAGATAATGCACCACCTGTATCTGCCTGAAAGTCTAGGTCTTGTGCTGTAACTTGTGCATCTACATAAGTCTTAATTGCTTTTGCTGATGCTAGTGTATCATCACTTCCTGATACACTTGATATATCTGTATCAAGAACACCTGATGCTAAATCTGCTACCTCGACATTAGAAAGACTATTGCCTGTTCCATTAGCATTAAATGTCTTATTAGTTAGTGTGTCTGTAGAAGATGCTGTGATATATGAGCCGAGGTCTGATATATCTGCTTCTACTATTGTAATCGTATTACTAGCTGTATTGATAGTCTTGTTTGTTAGAGTATCTGTAGAACTAGCTGTAATCTTTGTGTTCATCTGCGTTTGTATTGCAGAAGAAACACCATTTAAATATCCAAATTCTGTATTAGAAACTGTGCCATCATGTATTTTACTTGCATCTATTGCAGCACTTGCATTGACATCGGCATTGACAATAACACCACTACCTATTGCTGCTGTACCTGTTACATTACCTGTGCCATTAAAAGATGCTGAAGTCCAAGTAATATCACCTGTCATACCTATTGTACGACCTGTAGCTAAAGCTGTAGCTGTATCTGCGTTACCTGTAATTGACCCTGTAACATTACCTGTTACGTTACCTACAAATGTTGTAGCTGTAACTGTGCCAGTCGTAGTAATAGATGGCATGTTTGCAGCGATGTTTGTTAGTGTAACTTTAAAGTTATCCCCATCATAAGCTGTAGCAAATATAGATGCACTATTGGGGGTGGTAACTTCTGTTAATTCTGAAAATTTCTTATTTGCCATTTATGTCCATGTGGTTGCTGTTGTCGATTGTACTGTCCAATCATCAACTGTTAATACTGGTATGTTTTCTTGCTGTAAAGTATTGTTGTCTTCTGTTGCAAAAAAAACAAATCATCTTCTGTTTTAAATAAAAATGTACCTGCTAAATCCCAATTTGTACTAGTTGTAGATTGTTCTGCCCAAACTGTCATTAATATAATCCGTAATCAATTCTTGTTGTTGGTGCTACACCTGAGTGTCTATCTCTTTCATTAGAACTTATTATATC